CTTTTCCATCGTTTTTCATGCACTTCCCCTGGGGCAAAAGCGACGCCGTCATAGCCTTCCCTAGCCGCTCTTGAAAAAATATATTTGACACCCAAGGTGTTCCAGCCTTCAGAGTCGGTGATAAAGGGCGCTCTCTCAATAAAAGTCGAGTAAGGAGATGCCATTTTTGCGCCTGTTTTGGCCTTTTCATCGACTCCAAAATTTTTCACTGCTCTACCGAGCCTTTGCATAGTGTCGGGCGGTAAGCCCAAAGGCGCTAAGGCATTCCGCGCAATTTTTCGTTCGGCTAGTTCTCGTAAGCGCCTGTTGATCTCTCCATAACTTTCGGCCTTCAAGCGTGCCAAAAGACGCTTGTAGCTTTCACGATTAAACTCTGCCGCTCCTGGTACATTGAACCCAGTCGGTGAAGCCACAGCGCCAAACTCACCCAACTTTTGATCAAGACTAAACAAATCCTCTTCGTCTACATAATCGGATATAATTTTTGCCGCTGACTCACGATTGCCGTCAAAAGGACCATCTTTTGATGCTGTATCGATCTGCAACAACCTGTATTTCAGCGCCTCGGGAAGATAAAAATTTTGTTCTCTTTGGCCGAGGCGGAATGCGCCAGCATAGATTTTTTTGAGTGCCGCTTGTTTTTCTTCTAAAGAAAAACTACGTGTGATGATCTCCCGTCGCAGTTGTCTGACCTCTTCATCCACATCATCTTTAAAGTCTCCCAACGCGCTTTTTAAGCGGTCAATAGATTTGGTCCTGATTCCAAATTTGGCACTGCCTTCAGGTGAAATCTCTAACGTACCCTCTATGCGACCGCTGATATTGTACGGTTCCACTAGAGAGCGGCGGATTTGGTCCACAAACCGTGGTAATCGAGGATTTTTTTCATATGCTCTTTCTAGAAAAGGAACAAAATCAAGCAGCTGATCCAGCTCCTCTTTCGCTTTTGCCTCAGCATATTCTATGGTTTCTGGGTCTTTTAGGCCTCGTTCTCTTGCTTTTTGACCCCAATCCGATTGAAACTCCTCTACATACAAAATGAGATTGCCTTTGTCATCGACGCGGTCTTTCGTGCGTACATGAAACACTTGGTTTGTGGCGTCGGGATAATGGATGTCTTCGCTAAATCGAAGCTCTGGCAATTTGAGTTGAAATACGGTTTCTACGGCGTTGTCTCCGCCTGGTAACGTGCGGTCAGCCCACCTGAGATTGCCCTCGGCGCCGTCTGTGATGTCTTCATATAGCTCCAAAAGGCTTGAAAGCGACACCTCCGCTTCGTTTGCGCTAAAAGCCACTGGGTTAGCACTTGGATCGTTTAACAGGCGCGGGTCGCTTGTGCCGGGCAAGCTATAGCCTATATTCTCATTGCCGACCAAAGAATACGGGGTAGGATTCCCGTCGAGCATGATTGTAATTTTTTCGATAGGGTCGTCTTTGTACGCAAGTTCCTGATGGTCGTAAACGGTTTCCCGCAAAATTTTACGATCTATAAAATCTAAAGTTTCAAAAGGCCGATCTGCATAAAAAAATTCTCGAATTTTCTCGTTTTTTTCATCGAGCATGTAGTCTTTCATGTCTGGGTCGCGAAGTATGGCCTCGTTCAAAACGTCTCGCAGCATATCCTCATCTTCCAAAATCTCAGTAATGCCAGCAGATTCCTCATCAAATTGTTTTTTTACACGGCCAATCTCAGTGGTGCTACCTTCTTCAAACACGGGCAAGCCATCATAAATTTCTTCGATAAACTGAAAATTTGTGGTATCGCCTACTGTGTCTAATACCCCCGTTGGCACGCCCTCTCTGGGTGGTCCCTCTGGTCTAAATTCACCGAATCTGCCATCACGCGATTGAGTGTAGGGGTAATAACGCAAAACTGTGCCGTCCTCAAGCGTGACGGTAGGCGCCATGTGCGCTTCTTCAAACGAAAGCGTTTCTTGAGTAAAACCCCTATTGGCAGGGGCGCTGCCTTTATACTCTAACGCTTCAAACTCAATGCGATTTTCATCGATCGTCTGAAGAATTTCGTCCTGAGTCACGCGATCTTGATTGAAAAGATCATCTAAACCCAAATCTTCAAGCTCTTTTTTCTTCACGCCCTTGTTCAAAAACATCCGACGCGCGTCATCACCGCGCATCTTCTTTTGCGGCGCGTTCAGTGCTATTTCTTCAGCAAAACTGTAGAAACCAAACTCATCAGTTTGTGCTTTTTTAATCAATCGTCGTAAAAAACCCACTATGCCGCCTTTTTTTGTGCATCAAACGATGATTTCAACAGAAAAAACCAATCCTCGAGCGTTAAAACCACGGTTCTCGCGTTGTTTTTCGCGATTTTTGCGTTAATCGAGTGCAACGGCACACAAACGCGGATCGGTTTGTTGTTGAATTTGTAAATTAGCACGGGAATGTCGTCACCGCACGCCTCACAGACTTGGTCCCACCACGCAGAAGCGTACCACCAGCCACTTTTGTACGCCTTACACTCAATGGAATAGCCGGGAATTTGAATATCACACAGATTGGCAGCTTGGTACTGGTCGAGATTGCGCTTACACGTGAAACCCAGGGCATGATCATCGGCGAATGCGTTGATTCGCTTCACGATATCGCGTTCAAACGCGGCGCCTTTTGTCCGTGAGTCTGCCATTGGCCGAGTGTAAGCAAAAAAAAATTAGAAATACACCGACAAAAAGGATACCTTAGGGCTCTCCAACCGAATCACCCTGCCCGCTCACTCCTCTGTTTTTGTTGTCTCCTTCAAAAACCGGGTGGGCAGGGTTCCTAAAAGAATCCTCGAGGCATAAATCGCCGACTCATAAACGGATTAAAACCGCCACGATTAAATTGCATCATCGGCATACCCATTGATCCCAAACCACGCAGGGTTGGGCGCATAGGCTGTCGCATAGGCATAGGCATCGGACGTCGCGGTTGAAACGGAAATCTTGGCATGACGGGCCCACCACGCACTGGCATGGGCATAGGCATGCGCGGTGGTAGTGGGCCGCCAGGTGGCGCGCCAGTGGATCGAGCCATAGTCGCAGTCCTATCGGGTTCTGCGCCTTGCGCTTCTTGCATTTGTGCGTCAACTGACGCTTGTCGTGCTTGACTTTCGCTCGCGGTGTTCGGAGCCTGTTGAGGGGCTTGCGGTGAGGGAGAGCCTAACCTTTGACCGAGCGTACCTTGCAATGCTTGCTGAAGAGAAGATGCGGAACCCATTCGTTGCTGATCCATCATCCTACCGCCCATTCCACCGCCGAAAAATGGCATCGGCTGAGGTTGCATCGGCATGGGGCGCATCATGCCACCACCAAAACCGCCGAATTGTGGAGGCTGTGGCTGCGGACGGAAACCGCCAAACGGTTGTTGCATGGGTTGTTGACTACCGTATCCACCAAAACCCCCGCCAAAACCCCCGCCGAAACCACCAAATGGTTGCGGCATCTGTTGCGGCATCTGTTGCGGCATCTGTTGCGGCATGGGTGGCTGTTGGAATTGCTGTCTGGAATTCATTGGAGCAAACATAATTAGCCTTCCGTGAGTGCGTCTATGAGCTGATGATGGCGTACTAGGGGGTAGACGTCAAACATGGATTCCGTTGAGGATTTTTGGGGGTTGGATGTACCAAACCTTGCTATAGCTACAGCGCCATGCGGCGGCGCGATCTAGGGGGGTGCGGGGGTCGCTTTGTATTGCGATTTGACGGCGTTTTTTTGACCCCATAGGGTTCCTTAGGTCACGCACGCTTTTGCAACACAGGGCAATACAGGGCGTGCTACGCGCTCTTGATCATTGGTTCGCGCACCCGGGCAAACCACCGTATCGCCTCTGCTCAGAGCCAAGCAATACACGCACCGTCACGCAAACAAAAATATTGCACATAAGTTATTGATTTCATTATGCTTTTTGGATTTTGTGCAAGTTTTTGTTTTTTTTTGTAGTTTTGGCGGGGCCAGCGGGCGAGGGGCGAAAACAATGTTCATTTCCCACATCTTCCCACCCGGCTCGGTTAATGGTCTCGATCCCGCATCTCGCTGTCCACCCCAAGCAACTCGTTCAGCCGTTGCTTGATGTCGTCCTTTGTCATCTTCTGCAAATCGGCGTTGATGTTGAGATTCTGACTGCGATGGATTGTCAGCCCGGCGAGCTGGTTCAACTCTTTGACCGCACTCACCGCGGCGTTGTACGCGCCATTCTCAAAGCTAGTCTCTGCGATTTTCCATAACATCGCGCCCGTCTTTTGTGGTGTCACCGCATACTTTTCGCGAAGTTCATCTTGCTTGACTCGCACCGCGCGTGTGACTTTCGGGAACGTCTTGCCGTCGAGCATCTTGGTTGCAGCGGATGCTGGGAACGCAAACCCTGCACGCCTGGCGGCTTCCGTCTGCCCGCATGCACCCTCCGTGTAATGCCACACAAAGCTCGTCTGCATTTCAGTGATGCCCGCCTCATCATCCGCCTCGAACTGAAGCGGCGTCTCGACTAACGCTTTTCGCTCTTTGCGTGGCCTTCCTCGCTTTGCTGTTCCGTTTGGTTTGTCAGCCATCCGCTCACCTTCAGTTGTTCGAATAATTTCAGCGCCTCTGCCTCAGACAGTCGAGGTTGCCCCCAGGCCTCCCGCTCGCAGTCATTCTCGTACCGCCATTGAGTAAAGTTTAAAAACATAGCTTTGCCCTTTCATTGTAATACATCATCCTTTTTCACCACGGGGTGGGGTAGGGTGCCTTTTTTCGGCCTTATACTAGGAGATATGAAATACACGTCTTTTTTGGCTAAATATGGCCCTTTTTTACAGTATATATATAAATACAATAATCATTAGAACTACTATACCCCACCCCCCCCATGCTCGAGACCCGCGTAGAATATAGCTTTCAAAGATTTCGCAATGGGGTATAGGGGGTACAGCACCTCACCCCCTTCACCAGTCGGGGGTAGAGCGGGGTACAGTGGGGGTATCTACAGGTTCGTACTGAACGTCGTATATTTTCTTGCCATGCGACTTTCTGGGTTTAATCCCACGCTCCTGTAATATACGACTCGCCTCTTTGTAATCGCTCATCCGCGGCGAGCGCACCCCCAAGTCGGTGAGCAGCTTGGCCATCTGAACGGGCTTTGTATTTACTCCCTCGAAGTCCACCTGCTGCAAAAGCAAATCCTCCACCACACTCTGTGTCCTCGAGTTCTCATTACTCGCCTGTAACCGCTCACGCTCCTCACTGGTCAAGAACCAGGTCTCCCCACCTTGATGCACCTCATGCAAAACCTCCGCCCAAATCTGTTGCATGTTCAGACCGTGGTGAAAATTTATCTTGTTGACATGTATCACCCAAAAGCGTCGGTTGCCCGTGGGATCGACCAAGAACTCACGCTCGTTTACCGACCCATAAAAAGCCGTGCGGCGCTGATAACGGCTGAAGCTTCGACCATAGGGCAGTCGCAGCTCATCCTTTGATTTGGTCAGAAAGGCCTTGAGCTGATCGATGTCGGCTTTTTTGAAGGTGCTACCGAGCTCACCCAGCTCCACAATCCAATGACTCACGCAGTGCTTAACGCTGTCCTTATCGCTAGGGTTCAGCGTGGCGCCCTCCAGGAGCCAGTCTTTGTTTGGCGCCAGAGACTTCATCCATTGCGTCTTACCGATGGCTTGTCTTCCAACAAAAATCAGCACGCCCTCCAGGTTGGCGCCTTCAGGCAAACAGGCGACGGCCGCACACCCGGCCAGCCATTTACGCATCAGCATCTCTTTGAGTGGGTTGTCTTCTGCGTCCACGGTGTCAAGCAACTGCTGTATGCGCTTTGTGCCATCCCACGGAACGCTTTCCATCCAGTCTTTGACCGGGTTGTGTTCCCTTGCCAGAAGCGGCAAATTCACCCGCATCCGTTCGTGTGGGAGCATTTCTTTTATGCAACGGTTCTCAAGCTCCGCCAGCATCGCATCCTCTTGTAGGTCGTTGATGAAGCGCATGCCTGGTATGTCGATCTCCATCTCTTTTTTGATGACGTTGTACGCCACGTCGATCTCATTTTTCTCAAGCAACACCGCATAATTCTCTTTGCTCTGCATAAGGCGGCTACCCTTCGGTAGCGCGGCGTAATCGATGACCTCAGCCATTGCGCGATGATCTTTGGGTATGATCTCACCCTCGATGCTTGGTTGATTAACCACATCGTTGAAGTCTTGGCCCACCTCACCAGGCACGATGATCTCGGCACTACCACCCACAAGCTTGACCTCATTGGCGCCCGCTTGTGCCGCTTTCTGTCCCGTCTCATTTTCATCGTTGTCTGCAATAAATACATGGGTTGCGTCAGGATACCAAGCGGCAAACAGTTTCGGCACATCGATCATGCCATTGGCATCCCCCGTGATGACTACGGGCTCGGCCTCACCGACATGCTCATACCAACTGGCGCCCGTAGCATACCCCTCAACATAATTGATGCGCTCTGGCTCGTAGCGTAAAAGCTCAGGACCGATGAGGGCGTAGGTGCCTTTGCGCTTCGCACCCTTATGCCACCACTTTTGCTCGCCCGGTTCAGGCGGAATGTAACTCAGTGTGACGATGTGCTTGGTTTCATCGCGATAGGGCAGTATAAGATAGCCATCAAAATCAGGACCAAGCGAAACCTTGAGTCCGTGGTTTGCTACCTTCTTGCGCTCCAGGTAAGGATGGTCTTTGCACGGCGCCGCTTGTTTCCAGATTCTGCGACACTCTTTGGCGACCTCTGCGTGTTGTTTGGCCAACTTCTCGAGGTACTCCTTGCGCGCTTGCTCTATGAGCTGTCGCTCACGCTCTCGCTCTTCATCGGTCAAGTCTTCGCGCCCATCGGGAGACCAGCGTGCGATCGGATGATCACCCTCACGCCAATCAAAACAAAGCCCAAGCGGACTCTCTTGATGCAAAAACAATAAATACCACCCCTTGTCTTTGCGTGCGCGGCCCCCGTATGCACTCCAAGCTTTACCGCGACCGTGCTCGACCAAACCCTCTTTCGGGTCAAACTCCATGTGATGGCTGGCTAAAAAATCGACAAAGTCATCGCGTAAGGATTGCGACAACGGACGGGCCATATTTTTGCTTGGCCCAGCCCTTACGTTTTTCAGTCCCATCAATTTTTCCTTTACGAGAAGTGTAGAGCTGTGCATACTACTGCAAATTTTTACATTTACACAAGGAGCAATTTGATGCCAATCGTCGCAGCAGACACCGGGGCGGGTGATTACCAGCAAGTCCCACAGGGAACGCACAACGCGATCTGTTACAAAATCGTCGATGCGGGTACAACCATGAATGAGTTTCAAGGGGAGCTGAAAAAACAGCATAGCGTCTGGTTGTTTTGGGAGCTGCCCGAACTGAGGATGGATGACGATCGCCCCATGTCCATCTCACATAAATACACGTTGAGCCTTCATGAGCGGGCCGCGTTGCGAAACATTTTGCAGAACTGGCGGAACAAACCCTTCACCGACAAAGAGCTCGAGGGCTTTGACATCACCAAAATTTTGGGTGTGACCTGCAAGGTGTCGGTTGGACTCACCAGTGGTGGACGCGATAAAGTCACAGGTGTGTTTTGCGCCGATGGCGGACCCAAGCGTGTCGAGACAGAAAATAAGGCCGTCATTTTCGACCTGGATGAATATTGTAAAGAATGGACAGGCGAATCAACGGCCGAAAGCAAAGCGATGTGTGACATCCTCGATGAGCTGCCCGCGTTTATGAAATGGCAAATCGCAGGTTGCGATGAGGTGGGTAAAGAGCCTGTACCTGCATGCTTCGAAGTGCAAGCAGCCAAGGCAAAAGGCGGCGATAAGGTAGTGGTGAGTGAGCCAGAAGAGGCTGACCCCTTCGAAGAAGATGACATCCCGTTTTAAATTATGATGACCAAAAAACCCCCCGTCGAGAACAACGACATGATCAACTCACCTTCCCATTATGCGTCGGGGGAGGTGGAGTGTATCGATGCCATGATATCGGCCTACGGCCTCAAGCGCGTTCGAGAGTATGCGGAGATTGCAAGCTTCAAATACGTCTGGCGCGCGGGCAAAAAGGGCGATGCCAATCAAGACAAGGCAAAGAGCATCTGGTACTTGCGTTTCAGCATGGGTGATGACCCACGTAAAAAGAAGAAAAAATGATGGACTTCAAACCGGGCATTTACGAGAACCTGGACTACCCCACCTATGAATCGATCCCTGCGTGGCGTAGTCATGACCTGACATCGCTCGCCAAGTGTCCTTACACTTGGAAGCACGGCGTGTTCAAAGAGACCCCTGCGCTCCTCGAGGGCCGTGTGCAGCACTCCGTGTTCTTGGAGCATCACAAGTTTTTCGATGAGTACGCCATTGAGCCAGTCGTCGATCGGCGCACCAAGGCTGGTAAGGCAGAGTACGCTGAGTGGCTTGAGACTGTGGGTGATCGCACACCCGTCAAGCAAGACCTGTACGATTTATGCATGGAGCGACGAGAGGTTGTGCGCGACCATATTCCCCAGCCTGATCACCACGTAGAGCTGACGATTTGTTTCATGTGGAACAATCAACAATGTAAAGGGAAGCTCGACTGGCACACCGGGTCCGACATCTGGGATCTCAAAACCTGCCGGGACGCCTCACCCCGTGGCTTCCGTGGCGCGATCAACACCTTCCGATACCACCAACAAGCGGCATTCTACTTGGCAGGGTGTAGGGCGGTCGGTTTGCCCACGGAGCGGTTCTACTTCTTAGCGCAGGAGAAAACACACCCGTACCCCTTCGCCGTCTATACGTTGTCAGAGGAGGCGATTGCGTATGGTGATGCTCAAAACGAGCAAGCGTTAGCGGTAGGGTTGGCATGTGTGGAGGCGGGAATCTATCGACCTTTTAATGTCGAGGGAGTCACTGAGTTCGATATCAATGATTTGTGGTAGCCGATGTTACAGTCTTTTGATTTTTTTCAAAATTGATGGCGTTAGGGCGCTAAGACATGAAAGAAATCATCGATAGCGCCACTCTATATCTAGGCGACTGTGTAGATATATTACCAACCATAGGCCATTTTGATGCCCTAGTTACTGATCCGCCATATGGCATAGGGGAGACGCGAGGTGATAAGCGTCCTAGGCGTAAAGGCATTCCAGCCGTTCACGATAACCTAGGCTGGGATGACGAGATAGCAGGTGAGGCTATTGCCCTTGCGCGATCTTTGGCTAAATACCAGGTGATTTTTGGCGGAAACTACTATCCCCTGCCGCCGACAAAGTGCTGGCTAGTATGGAACAAGTTAAACAGCGGCGATTTCGCTGACTGTGAGCTGGCATGGACTAATCTCAACAAGTCTGTACGCAAGATTGATTACTTGTGGAACGGAATGATTAGGATGGAGAAGCATATTCCTAGGACGCACCCAACACAGAAGCCCGTTGGTGTTATGAGCTTTTGTTTACGCCAGCTACCTTCTGACGTTGACTTAGTGGTTGATCCCTTTATGGGGAGCGGTACAACGGGCGTGGCTTGTATAGAAAACAAAAAATCATTTATCGGTATAGAACGAGAAGAGCAGTATTTTTATATGGCGTGTGAACGGATTTACGAATCTACAAGACAGCATACATTATTTTGATAAAAGGGTTCGACGATTACCCAAAACGGAAATAGGATTGAATGATGGGCTTGCAGACCTCACCTGAAGACGAGCGGGAATGGGCAGAGCAGATCAAGTATCATGCCGCCCGTGCGATATGGCACAAGCGTCGTGCTACGGTGCCAAGCGGCAAATACTCATGGGCGATCTGGTTTGAGAAGAAGTATGGGGAGCCGTACTTGGAGTACGTTGAGAGGATGAAGAAACAAAAAAAGAGGGAGCCGTAGCTCCCCTATCACTTGTCGTCATGCTCTTCGATGACACCACCCCAAATCTCATCGTCTGACGGTTCACTGTTTGGTGTTACCCCATCATCCCACATGTAGTCCTCGCCATAATTCAAGACCGTGTCCGCATCAAAGTTGTACTTTTTTGCGGCGATTCGCAGGTCTTTTTCAGAGTAGATGAAGCTGGGCTTGGTGGCGCCGCTTGACCACCACATTCTCCAATAACGATCTGTGCTATTCATGTTTTGTCTCCTTAAATTGATGTACCCAGACGCCCCTGTGGGCGTTTCGCTGAAATCTCATCAGCTCATCAGTGGGTTCAAAGACGGTTCAAAGCACCCCTGACACCGCCCAAGTCTTGGACACGTAAAAACGTGACTCGTCCAAGTCACTCATGTGAAGCTCAAGTTGTGCCTCCAGCTCACTTTGAAATGAGCGTCGCTCGAGACCAGCACTTTTAAGTGCCTCCCGGTCAACACGGCGGACAGCAGGATCATCCGCCAACATGGTGATTCGATAGCCGTTGAAAGTTGTTTTCATGGTGACCTCCTAGGTCAGTTGTTGGTTTCTTGAGACGCTCCGAAGAGCGTTTCGCCTGGTAACCAACCAGGCTCATCAGTCAAGGTAGGGCCGCTTACGCGGCCTGTGTTGCAACCTCGGCAATTTTTGCTTCAACATTTTCAATGTCTCGAAGTAAAAACTTTCGCGCAAATCGTTGCTCTCTGCCGCTGACTCGCTTCTTTTTGGCGAGCTTGTGCATATTTTCAACATAATGATCAGCGTAAGAGCCATAAGCCAAAAACCAGCCTTGAGGCACAACACCGTCATCAATCAATTGAGCAATTACTGCGTCGTTTTTTCGCTTGCGAGCAACCAGACCGTTAGGATTGAAGGCGTCAAATAGCACAGCTTCTTTCAGGTTCTTCATCTGATTGACGCTAGTTGCTTCTTCAAAAACAAAATCAGTACGAAATTTCATTGTTTGTCTCCTCGTTGACTTAGTGCAGCGCACTCGGAATTGAGTGCACTCTAGTAAGTCGTGATTCCCTGAGCCTCTCGGTTGTCAGTGCTTTGCCCGCTGGCTGTCGGTCTGTCTGATGCGTCCCTCGCCGACATGTATATAGTCTCATAATCCCGTGTCGTTGTATACACTTTTATGCAAATAAATGTAAAAAAGTAGAAAAAAATGCAAAAAAAAAGGGCTCCAAAAGGAGCCCAATGGTTAAAGAGTGCGGAAGCTATGCACTCGATAAGAGATGATCATGCGCTCTTCAGCAAATCATCGCAAGCTGTCATATCGTTCGATCAAGCGTTTTTTATCCATCAGCCAAAACACCAGCAAGTATCGATCACCCGAGTCTACTGCAAGACCGCGATGCAGATTAGTGAAAGATGGGAAGATCAAAGCGTGGCCGCTAGGCAGCGGGTTCAACACACCGTGGTTGTGAAACTCTGTGCCACCACCTTTATATCCATCTGTATTAAGCGGCACAACTACGCTGATATCGGCACTCTCATCGTGATGCCAGGCGCCTTTCTGTTTGTCCCGCGGGTTATAGTTTGCGAGCTGAATCGAATTGACATCTTTGCAGTCTCGTTGATACAGCACGTTGAAAATGGGGTTCAACACGTTCTGGACCACAAACCACATGTTGCGATAGAGCTCTGGCACCTCTTGTTGCAACACCACCTCAGGGATCTGTCTCAGCTCATCTTCATCGGGGTTAGGTGTAAATAGACCCTCGGCCCTCATGTGATCGATCTCTTCAACCAGCATCTTACAGAACTGTCTGCGGAACAATGGCACTCGATACACGTCGGGGTAGATGCGCTTACAAAGTGCCGAGACAGGCGTCTTCGCTAGGCGGTCCACACCTTCCCGGGTTTTGTATTCCGCGATCATCGGCACCGTCTCTTGTACTGCTTTGTACAGCGGTTGGTTGATAAACCAGTGCGACTGCATGGACAGCATGTAGTTCTTCATTTCATACATTTGTGTTATTTTATGCACCATTGTAGAATCAATCAATCTTTTCGAGGATTGCAGATGGTGAAACCAGTGTATGAAGAAGATACCGCTGAGGCGGATACGATTGAACGTGACGACCGTAAGCGCAAGTCGTTAGCGATCGATGACAAGACATATTGGAAGCTCAGAGAAATCTGTGCCAAAGAGCGTCGCACATTGATCATGCAGCTTCAGCTCTTGATTGAGGATCGCTACGACGAGCTGTTCCCAGACGAGCGCTACTGATGAGTCTGTTCAAACGTAAAACGGCGCGTGATGGCGTGCCACAATCTTATCGCCCAGTCGCCGATGCGGTCGAAGTCATTGATCTTTTCAGCCGTATGACTTTGCATCAACAAGCCGCACTGTTGCGTCTGTGTAGCCGTAACCTCATGATGCAAGTGGACGGGGAGCTTCATATGGGCTACGACTTCGACTGGGACGTTAAAGGTGCCATGATCATAGCAACCCCTTCCGATGTGGAGTTGCTACCCAGCGAGGGAAGCGATCCCGCCTAGCGGACCACGTAACCTACCCGCCAACTCTCTATCGTCTGCTCGAGGCAAAACAATCGCCGATTGCGAGGGATCAAATCCCGCCGTCAATGGTGTGGTGTCAGTGCCTGGGAGGGGATCGAATAATGGCTGTCGCTCTAACATTGATACGGGCGTCGGCTCTGGTATAGGCGGTGCCGGGCTTACATCCTCAGTCGTAAGTGGGGGGCTTCCTGGTTCGAAATCAAGCTTTTCAATGGTCTCTAATAAACGATCTCTTTCTCGTCCTTCTGAGGGTGCTTTATCCGCCTCTTCTTGTGAAAAAAGAGTAGCTCTTATGGCCCCTTGAGCAGCATTAGAGAGCATCGGTGTTTGCATTCGCTGTAAGGTTTGGCTTACCGCTCCAAAAGCATCTTCCCGTGCTTTTGTGCTTTCTGCAATGTCCAAACCTTTTGCTAACGCAGCTCTGCCCATGACGCTGGGAGAATAAAGCATCCCAAGCCGCATGGCTGCACTCATCAAAGTGTAACCACTAGCAGAAGGGTTAAGTTTGATTTCCGCCCACAAGGTCGGTAAGACGTTAGCACGGAACTCCTTGATTTTTGCAAGTTCGTCAGGCGTAAATATTTTTTCAATGATGCGCCTGTTTTTTACAAACACGTCATTGTAATTTTCCACGATTGATTTGCGTGTGACCTCACCGCCTTTACCAGCGAAGGCTTTGGTCATGATGCCATCTTTCAACAAGGCTATAAACTGCTCGTAATCTGTAGGCTCAAGAGATTTTTGAAGCTTGTCTAGCGTAAGACTCACGGCCTGATTCGGAGCAAATTTATTTTGCCCGAATAACAAATTTGTCACTTGCACGGGGGTGTATTGAGTGTTCGAAAGTTGCTCTAAGATTGTATTGGCAGCCCTCTCTTGTCGTGTCCTGCCAATACCTCTTCCGACAGTGTTCATGTAGTCTGCGTACAAGCCCGTTGCCTGTTGCAATTGATCTAACGCTTCTTGGTCGCCAATAATAAATCCACGCTCCACGCCCTCATAGATTGCGTTATCGAGCTTGTTTTTCATTTGTATCAACACAAGCTCTTCTGTTGAACCAGGCTGCACTTGTCCGATCGCTGCTCGCAACCTTTTTTGATAGCCGTGTAAATTTTTTAAGGACTGATCTTTGAACTTTGGTTTTTTCGCTAGTTCCCGGAGACGACGGAGCTGTGTCATTTCTCGATAAAGCGGACCCTCTAAAACCTGGCTTGGTGCCATTATTTCAGGAATCGTGTCCAATAGCTCTTGTGCGACTTGTTGAACACCCTGGGGTGTCATCACAGGTGGCGTATCCAAGCCTTTGACTAATTCATATAAAGTTCCTGCCTCTTCTTTGAGTTTTTCCGCCGCACCCGTTATTAATGTTTGCGCTTCTTCAGCAGCGGCACTGGGGATGTTTCCGTAAATGCCTTGAGGAGCAACCGTGCCAGCCCCGAACTCTTCTTGCAGACTAAGCGCGTCATTTCGAATTGCGTTTAATTGTGCGTCGTCAAAACCTCGTATGACCATTGTTGCTGGGTCAGACGATGCCATTTGTCGTAATTGATCTTCTCGGCCTAATTGTTCTGTTTGCCGAGGTGTCACTCCTTGAGGAGGCGGCGCCGTTCTTTGTCCCTGTGTCAGCGGATATTTAGATTCAGAAACAGCGTCAAAAGAAAAACGTGGGAATATAGCATCCAATCGAGAGCCCACCGTAGAGCCCGTCCGCGTCACCGCCTCTGCGCCTTTTCTAATGCCCTTTCCAATTGCTTTTGCCACTGGCGGTAGTGCCACATCAGCGCCAACCCCAATCGCGGTCGAAACACCAACTTGCTCTGCAAGATCACCTGCTGTCCGTTTTTTTTCTGCTGTTGTTTCTGGTGTTAAGAGAAACTCACCCGCTAAAGATGCCGCCTCCGTTGCACTATAGGCGCCCAAACCCCTGACACCTGTTTCGAAAAGAGTTTTCCCTTTGGCAGTGAATTTGCTGGCTGGTGTGTAACGCAACATTTCACCTAAAACAGTATTCAAGTCTTGCGTTGAAAAACCGGGCTTATTCACATAGTACGGCACGTTGTTCCACACAATAATTGGCAGTCCAAACTTATCGCGATATTTACCGCCATACCGGGGATCATCTTTGAATGTGCGATGAATAATTTCTGCCTTACCGTAGTCATCTCGAGTAAGCATAGCTTTGACATTGGGTATAAACGCTTCAAAAAAACCAGGCGCGTTCGTACCCATTTCAGTCAGCTCTGGGAGCTGCGGAAACTCAATCGGTTGATCTTTACCTAAAGCAAGATCCGCCGCCTCTTTTGGCAAGTTTATGATTCTCTCAAGCACGGAGGGATCAGGCCGATTTTGTTGAGCTAAAATATCCTCGTCAGTCGTCTTCTGTGTGGACGACGCGGTGCTGTATCCTTGTGGCAACTTTTCTAAAGGCATTTAATCGTTTGACTCCGTGAAATCAAAACCCTTAATAACATAAATTTGGTCACTTATATCATTACCATCGGCATCATTCAGTGCCAGCGGCCGACCTTGCGAATCACGATTTAAAAAAACAGCTCCCCGTGGCAACGATTCCAAAAAAGATGTAATTTGTTTATCGTCGTCTGAATCGCCCGTAAATTTTTCGAAGATTCCCTTATCGACCTCTTGATCAAGAAAGTCATTTACTTCAGCTTGAGATCGGTACTGATCGGTGCTGAGTGCCTCCTGCTCTGCACGATTGTTGGCTATTGAATTTTCTGTCATCCGTTTAAAAACGTAGAGCGCAATGTAGTTTGCTTCTGGGGTATTACCTAAGCTAAGGATTGCATCTTTGTAAGCTTGAAACTCCATATCTGAGGTTGATCCCGAACCTACAGGTCGCATTTTTGGAGCTAACTGATTCGAAATAGCAACTAAAGACTCTAGATTTGCAATACTTGGATCTATCGTCCCAAAGACTTGTTTGAACAACCTACGCACGTTAAATGTGATCTCAGTCAATCTCCCGGTTTTTGTTTCTAATAGTAGTTCAAGCGCACGCTCTACTTGGGGTATTGTTGAAAGCTGTAAACCAGCAAAATCACTTTGTTTTTTCGCTATCTCTTTTAGTCTTGCGTCAGCATAAGTCGCAAATCGCGTCTCTCCTCCAGTGATAGGACTAAGAAAAATATTTGTAACCTCATCATTAATCACATAGGGGCGGAGCTCCAAATATTTGCCGCCGCTTATTATTCTTTCACCAACCAAAGCGTCATCTTCTGGTACAAGTTGTTTCACTGCCAACTCGAAAGATGGATGATCGCGGCTCATGCCTAAACCTTCTACTGTCTTTTCTGCATCCGCTTTCTTTTGATAAAAAGCGATTGCTCCAGCGGCGGGTACTTTAACCCCGCCTTGTCCGCTCGGTGATTTTGCTACACGACCGCGATACCTAAAAATTTCTGCGTCAGTCAGCAACGCGGGTGAGCCTTCCTCATAATATACCCCGTCCACTGTGAGGCCAGCAGGGTCTGTTACCGTCATTTCGCTAACTTTGTTTTCGGGCTTTGTTTTAGCCGCCAATAAATCATATTCGTTGATCATTTTTTTGGCTGCGTCCACATCTTGCTTTGCAAGCTCAAAAGCCTTCAGTCCTATCTGACGACGCTGTAATTGTTCTTGTTGTCTCCGCGCACGCTCTTCCTGGTTGAATTTTGCCAAGCCCATGCCAGCGGATCGAAAAGCGCCCGTTGCTGGGTCAGCCGCGAGCATTGCAGCACCTACTTGTGAAGCAAGATCGAAAAAGTTAGAGCGAGGCTGAGGACCATACAACTTTTCTAGTTGAGTTTTGTATCTCTCAAAACTTTCATCAAAGTCTGGCACCTCCAGCAGTGGAGTTTTAATTTGTGCCTGTTGTACAGCAAGGGCTGCTATCAATTCGTCAATTTCTCGTTGGTCTGTGGGCATCGGTGGTACTTCAATAGGCGGCAAAGCCACACCCATATTCATTTCCGAATCCGTTTGCTCACCCAGGCGCTTGATCTGCTCAGACAGCGGTATAAATTCTGTAGACGACATCACCATCGAATTAACCTTGCGGCTGACTTTGTTGCTGTTGCGGGGCGTAATAGTTGTATTGCGGTTGCCCGGTAAAGTTGCCCATGGCCCCTAAGGTAGATAAACCAACGCCCAAGCCCGCTTGTAACGCGGAGGGCGGCATTCCGAAGTTGGTTGTAAACTGGGTTGTGCCAGCGGGCACCATGCTGGCGAACGGCATTAGAGCTTGATATTGGGCTAACGGCGCCATGCGCGCCTGTTCCAAATCGCCACGCCGGGCGTCTAGCTGGCGCTGACGTAGACCTTGTTGCATACTGCCAATCCCCATAAGACTTCCAACGTCGGCCGCGCCAGCTCGTTGCGCTTGGCCACCTAATCCAGCCAATGTGCTGCCATAGCCAGACTGGGCGGCGCCGAGTGTGGCACCACCTGCGGCTGTCTCACGCCCTATCTGACCAAATTGACTCGCAAGATTCCCAGCAACGTCCATGCCTGTCGATCCTGCCGTGCCTCGAGCGGCGGCCTCTGCAAGACCCAGGTTGCTGAGTCGAGATCCAAGATCAGTTCCTGCGCCAAAGCGCGATTGTGCGAAGCGTGAAAGCTGTTCTCCGAGTCCTGTTTGAGCGCCAAGCTGCTCTCCGGCTGTCTGACGTATCAAATCACCGAAGCCCGTGCCCGCAGCAAAATCTTGCCCGCGTAGACTGGCCAGCCCACTGGCCGCTGATCTTTTGGCTTGGCGCTCTCGCTCATCTTCACTGATCGCCGTCTCTTGTGCTCTTCTAAATCCTTCGGAGCGTAGTCCGCCGATCTGCTTTGCCAAGCCTCGACCTAAAGCCTCAGCTCTTTCAGCCGCGCTAAGACGCGCGCGCGAACCGAAAGCCGATTCGCCGCCTGTCGCAACATCTCTGGCAAATTGTGCCATGTCTTGCTTCGCTAACCCCTCAGTCGCGTCTTGAATCATCTGCTGGACCACCTGGTCCTCAAACGGATCTTGAAGTCTTTGCGTTGCGCCAATGATATCGAAGTCGCCCGTCGTGTCTTCTAAAAGCTGTCGCGACTCACCAAGACCTCGTCGTAAACGTGCAGTTTCTGCAAGACCAATGTCCCTGGCACGCCCCAGGTCCATTCCAAACCGTTGTGTGTCCCGCACACCGCGCCTTTCAAGATCACTTAAATCGCCACGTAACCTTTCCTCTGCGGAAATCGCACGACCTCTGCCCTCCTGTATACCGCTCAAGGCATCTTGTAAGCCAAGATCGCGTTGATCGAGAGCAAACCTTGCGCCCTCTTTGATAGCCTCTAATCCCTGACCGGAAGCGAGGGCTTGATCTGCAAGCCCCTGACGAATAGATCCAATACCCTCACGGCCTAACGCCATTGCTTCATCGATGAAGGGCTGTTGAATACCTATGTTTTGTCGGGCGAGCTCCATCGCCGCAATTTGGTCAGGTGAAAATCCTGCCACTTCGGTGGGAATGACAATGGGACGCCCTTCCTCGTCGAAAAAGGTGCGCTCCGCCGCACGGAAGGCGCCGGGCAAGAATCCCCCTTGACCATCCAACCCGAACAAAAATTGCATGGTGATGGGGTCTAAACGACTTTCAGTTTTTACGACACTATCAACAAAAGGTTGAGCCGCGTCATCAACCACAGGGCTTTCGACCACGGGGTCATCAACTTCACCTCCCTCTTGCATCCGCCGCACTCGGGCAAGCTGTCCTGGTGTCATAATCATGCGGCAGACCTCGCTTCTTTCGGCTTATCAGCGTACTCCGCAAAAAGGCTCATCATGTCGTACATTAGATTCGTGCCTTTCTCGCGGCTTTCAGCACCGTTAGGTGTTAGCGTCACAATGCCACCGTCACCTTTTGTCATGTCAAAAGCACCTGCGCCACGCACTGCCCGGCCTGTCATAACAAACTCACCGTCTGACAACATCGCAGGTATGTCATCACTAATCTCTGTGCCGGGACCAGCGATTTTGCCATCCATCCGCTTGAACTCCGCCATGTCCACATTGCCACCGTCTTTGAACGCCATAACGGGTCCACCATAGCGGGCGGTCATGACGGCTGAATTTTCGACAGGTTCAATCGACGTCGCTAGTTCAGGCGTTGCTCGACCGCCACTTAGGGTTGGTATTGTGCCTGTTGGTAAGAGGCCAAACTCAACGGGATTTGGAGCGGGCTTGCCCATACGACGGGCTACCTCTGCCTCGATGTTATACCGACCCGTTGCGCCTTCTTGCGTTAAAGGTGTAAGCGGTACGCCACGCCTCATTTTGCTTTCATCGTATGCGAGCTTCCCAAGCGCGCCTGCTGCGCCTATTGCGCCCAAGGTGCCCAATGTGCCAAGCCCGCCAGTACCACTGCTTGTTAGACCAACGAGAGTCGCAAATTGACCCAAGAGGCCGGGATTCTCTTTTTCTGTTTCCTCTGCTATTTCAGCGTCTGTGGCGCCCGACGCTCTTGCTTGATCGACCGCTTCTTTTGCTTGTGGGCTTGTCGCTGCTAATTCATCTAACAAACGACGAAAATAATCTTGACTTCCCTCCATTCCTGAAACACCGCCGTAGGTAGAGCCTTGACCGCCGAAAACACCACCAGCTAAAGGGTTTGAAAGAGCGCCACCTATGGTGCTTAGTGCTGACCCCGTGCCGCCAGCAAGTGCTCCTTGTGCAGCGGGCGATAAGCCTGGTATACCCAAACTACCAATACCCTTCAGCGCAGTGGTCAATCCACCGCCAACGGTGCTAACCACTCCACTCAGCCCTGGCACGGCAGATAGCGCACTCCCTGCCAAACTGCCGATACCACCAAGTGCCGCGCCCAAAGCAGTTCCAACTCCCGGAATAAATACTGCGAGAGGCGCTACTTTTTTCACAACCTTTTTGATGCTTTTGAAAGCTTTTTTAAAGAAACCAAATTCTTCTAAGCCAGTAATGGGATTGAGACTGGCAATGCCCGCTCCGACAATATAAGCCTCTGGATCTAAATCAAGCTCTTTGAATTTTGCACCGACCGTGGCTTCGAACTGTGCGTCGTCAAAAGCTTCTGGTGGCACGACGACCTCGCCAACACGCAAATGAGCAAGACGAGTGTCTCCCCCTCTTCCTTGTTCAGCCAACATCATGGCTTGTTCAGCCATCGGTGCCGCGCTTTGAGTCGCAAGGTTTTCAGTCGTGCTTTCTAAAATCTGTCGTTCCAACGGATCATCCGTTGCGTCGCGCTCCGCCATTAAAACATTTATGGCTTGCTCTAAATCGTCGGTTGAGGGCGTGGCTTCCATCATCATTGCAGGGGCTGGCTCAACTTCACCACCCTCTTGAAACGACATTGGCATCTCGGGTCCAAGCAGTGCTTGAATTCTGTTCTGTAACATCTGGTCCATTATGGTGTACTCACTGTTACGGCCCCTACACCAGCGGTAATCGCCAGCCCAGTCGGGTAGGTCTGATGGCTATACAAATCGCGAAATTGCGTGCCATCAAAAGCCTGGTGAATTTCAGTTGTAGTATTGAAGATTATCGAGCCTGTTGCAAATTGTAACTCACTGATTTCGGTAGCCGAAAAATGCGGAGAAACGGTGAAATCTACACGCCCCAGGTTCAATTCCAGCACGCGCACCAGGCGGTTGAATGTATTCGCATCAACTGTCTCGCTCAAGGCAGAGGGCAGTCTTGTCTCAAGCAAGCGACTCATTAGCGTCTGCCGCTAGGTTGTAGATCCAGCCGTGTAGATCCAAGTCGCCATTTGTAGCCGAGTTGGTTATCAGTGGTCCCGTCATCATCGCTTTCAAAGCGCAAGACGACTTGACGTGCGCGACTGCGGACGTTACTCAACGTGCTACTTTCGGTAACCTGAGACGTAGAGTCTGTCGTTAAGCTCGCATTTGGGAAATCACGACGCTTGACAACAATATTCATCGCAGGGGTGTTGGTCAGTCCAGATGATTTGACAAACGCGACGTCGGGTATAATTCTTTTGACAAAAGCAAAATTTTCGCCCTCAGAAATGTCTAAATCAGCGGATTCAATGAATACACCCGTCATCGGATCTTGGTAATCATCAAACCCGACTTCATGATTGAAAAGGCACTGTGTGTTACTGGTGGTAACACCCGCGATGGGTTGATCTTCTATGCCCGCATCGAGCCAGGAGTAGCGCACAAGGTTGCCGATAGACCAATGGTTTTCTTCGTAGTTGTAAATAACGTAACGACTAATCTCGCCAGTGCCGTCTGTGATACTAGGGTAAAAAAACCACATTTCACCAAATTCACTATTGAGCCCCATGAAGCATTTGAAGGCTTGGCTCAAGTCTAAATCGTCGAAAACATATTCTTGGACACTGCATGGCAGTTTCTGCACGGAGCCGCTGTAAAAATAGAATCCTGTTTTGCTGGCAAAATAGACACCGTTTGGTGCGTTGACAGCTCCTTTGGGGCTGATGAGACCCGATCCTTCATTGATCAGGTTGACTGCAAAAATTAAAGGCGGCCCGATAAAATTCATGCTGTATAAACTGGTGTCGGTCCAAATCAAAATCTCTTGACGAGATTTGATGCCACCCACAATGAATGATCCAGCGGAAAGCCTGACGTCACCAGCACTGTTTGTCGCCAACGGCTCGAAGACCAAATCTTGTTCTGAGGAACTGAAAGCTACGAGCATTGGATCGACAACGCCTGTGCGAGAGCTGCCCGATATCGGGTCCGCGCCCAAAACAATGAGGTGACGATCTGTTTCAGACGTTAAAACTTGAAGGCCGCGTGTGGGCACTAGATTTGCGCCCGTTACTCCTGACAGCTCGACCGCTCGAACGCTAGTCCCACTATTTTCCACCCATCGGTAAATGCCGCCGCCACGGACGTTGATAATCAAATTCTCACCAAAGTTATCATGAGTCCACGTTCGGAGTTGATTTACAGCGGAGATGGCACTGGCAGAACCCCAGGTTCCTGCACCCCACGTCCCTACACCCCAGCCCGTGCCTTGGACATAAGTGTCCAAACCGACGTTGATTTGGTACACGCCATCCACACCAGAACCGCCATTGCCTGTGTCACTACTATTGGCGGTGACAATGGCGCCTGAAGTATTTTTTGCTGTGATTTCATAGGTGTTGGTGCCAGTGACCAGGGAGATTTGATACTCCTGGTTAAGCACATCAGCCGTAATCAACCCGCCCAGACTGACGGCGCCTGAGATTGTCACAAAATCGTTATTGACTGCGCCGTGTGATGAGTCTGTGACCGTCAGAGTTGATGACCCATCCGTGGCTGCAAAAGTGATGGAATTGGTAGAGGTTTTGCGTATGGGCGTGACGTCATAGTAGTTATCACCCTCAGCCACATAGTATTTGAAGGTTGTGCCAATACCGATGTAGCGCGTCGCACCCAAGGAGATCCAAGAATGCAGCGCCCGGCCGATACCTAAAAAGGTGTTAGTGCCACGCTTGAACCAACCGCCAACCTTTTCAGCGCGACCTTTACGGAAACGAATTAGGTTCCCATCAACCCAGCCGCCGCTGTTGGCGTAAGGCGTTTCTTCTTTATTGATTCCGGCCCGGAACTCAACCTTCGTAAGCGGCATAGCGCATCAAGCCAGTCTGATGATTGCGCCTGTCGCGGTAGGGCTTGGGAAGACCACAGTAAAATCACCCGCCGTGCTTGTTTTATCGCCGCCAAAATCGATGATCGCACACGCCTTATCTGACTGCGTGTCATTATAAATCATACACCCCCTCGCACTGACGGTTGCAGTTCCGAACGTGAGGTCTGCGAAGTCGCATACAGCGGTTGTTCCCGTAGTCGTAGGCGTCACGGAGGTGAGCGTGTTCCCCCCAGATGTATAGTTTGTCCCACTCACTTGGCCCGTAGTCGTAAAGGCGGTTGTTGACGCTCCTAAAGTCGCACTTGAGGTATACAAAGCCAACTTGAATGAGTTGCCGCTCGTAGCTGTAAAATTATGTGTGCCGACCAAGAGCTCTTGCTTGAAGCTGGTTGGTATTGCCGAGGTTATAGCCATGTCAAAGCTCCTTGATGATTTTCGCCATGTCCTCATGCCCTTGAGCAGTAAGTTTACCTCGAATCGTGACGCGATCGGAGGCGATGGCATTCTTCATGCCTAACAAGATTAACGTATAAACCTGATTGCGGAAAGCCTCTGCTTGCAAGCGAATATGGGGGTCTGCCTCTTCACTGATGCCCACAATTTTTTTGGTGGTTTGCGCTGCCCAAAACTCTACGTCATGACCTTTGTTGTGTGTCGTAGACACCATGACCTGGCCGAGTTGAAAGCCAATTTGATCGTCTATCATCCCTTGTAAGGCTCCGGGCTGGTGAGCGGCTCCACCGTCTCTATGTTGTGTTTTTGAATCATGCTCGCAAGCTCTGATCGGTTACAAACGACCCACTCACCTTCCGAGTTGGGCATGGCGATCTTGGGGTTGGGTAATCGATGATACCCGTACAAACGCTCCTGGATATCGACGTTTTGATCCAACAATGAGGACCGGGGACTGACACCAACGGTGATACCCATCGCGATCAGTTTGCAGATCCAGAACTCCACGCATGCACGCCCCGCCTCTGCAAAGTGTAGATTTTTGCGGTACGAAAAATCCATGCCAAATAAATCAACGTGGCCAACCTCATGGTATGCAGCGAACGCCAGCGAATAGGCCACAGTCGTGTTTAGATAGGCACACCGCTGGTCAATGACGACTTCTTCCAAGGGGTACTCAACCAAAGCGGGCACGCGCTGATCAAGCTCACACGTATAAATAGGCTTATGGAACGTAGGTAGCCACCGCCTCATGACGTCAGTCTGATTTCCTGCGTCGTCGGTGTCCAAAAAGCGGCTGGCGGGGTCGAGCATGAAGACTCTGTCGCAATCAAACACCGATAAGGCAGAGTTAATCGTCCAGACCTCATCCCAGGTTTTGCTGTTTTCCACGCCAATAACGTAGTCGATCTGAGATGCGCCCAGGCCGATAATTGCTACGTTTTTTCCTTTTAGTTCTGGCAGTTTCTCCATTAAGACACACCTGTACGCAATAGATCGTATCTGAACTCGTCGCGTGTGTTGCGACCCTCGCTCAGATTCTTCATTCTCCCCACGGCCTCTTTGAACCGTGCCTCGAAGTTAGCTATCACGTCAGGTGTTTCTTTCAGAAATACAGCGCCCTCCACCAATGTGCCGTATAACAACGCATCAGGGTGGTCTGTGGATAGGATTGTCGTGCCTGTTGTTGCGCCCGCGGTAAGCGATGCTGGCTTGTGCAAATAATGCACCTCCACAGTGAAGTTGGCGTTCGGGACAGGCGACAACTCAAAAGCAGAATCATCAAACAGACTGTAATACTTTGGCGTGCCAGTCGTCGTCGATGTCGGACTAAACTCCTTCAAAAACGACGGGTGTTTGAAGTCCAAATAAATGTATTTGTTACTGCTGTTGATGATCGCGAGCGAAAACGGTGCAAAAAAATCAGACGGTGTCGCAAGGAATCTGTTTCCAGACGTTGTCGTGCCCTGCACATTTTTACGCTGCTCAGGAAGCTGAACCATTTTGAAAATCCTGCTCTCTGCTTCTTGAATGAAAGTGTCGAGCTGGTTTGTAAACGTGGTCTCAGAGACTTGCAGGTAGTCCTGCACGGCCGTTTTCAATGTTGCTAAAGTAAAACTCATGACGTGGTAACCTCCACACTGCCGACACTAGCAGTTAGTGCAAATGTTTGCAAAACTGTGCCTAATTTACCATCGCCTACATTTGTATACACGGTAAACACTGTGCTGTCATTTCCATCTGCCGCTTGATCGGGCCGGGTTATTTGTAAAGCCTGAGGATCAATCGGTGTCGGCTTGGGCATGAGCTGAGGGTGTTTCGGGGAATACTGATCTGGTCCAACAAGCAGCCCGTCCCACGTTTTTTTCATGTCTTTCAGGCGATAGCGAAACCCTGTGATGTCACAGATCCCATACGCATTTTTGTTTGAAGCGTAAGCCATTACGCTATGTTATAGCCGCGCAGATCGGGGGCCACTCGAAATGAAGCGCGGTCCTCATCCTGACTCAAAGCTCGCTCAAACTCCTCTTCATAGAGTTGCTTGAGCATGCCCACCTTTTCAGGGGCACGCTTGAGCGCCAAATAGTACGCGAGTCCAGCCGCGAGACAAGGATAAAATCGGAATGGGACTTGCATCGTGTTGGCGCCGACATCAGCATCGTCGATGCGACTGAGCGTATTCAAATAAAGTTCGTATTTGCTGTTTTGATCTGGCGCGGGCCAAACCGTAATCGTCGGGCTGATCTGTTTATCAATCAAATATTGGTTCGGCTTGCCCGTCGTGCTTTTCGTAGAAATATTGGCATATTCTGACCGTGACATCCTGGTGATGGGCACGTCCGTCGATACCCCGCCGAGCGTCTCTCGAATGAAAACATCGAGCACGTCAATCGTAGCGGTGGGTGTGGTGGTATCAATAGTGTAGACCGTCGTGTCTTTGACCATCGTCAACACTTTTTGATTGATGGTCCATTGGTTCAGACCACGGTTTGCCCACTCTGCCAGCATCAAGTTCATCGAGCGAGTGGCGGTTTTGAGGTCATAGCCCGTGCGTAATTCTAAGCCGCAACGCTCAAACGCCTCTTCGACGTAGTCTGCTACATCAAGCTCAAAATCTTTACTCCCGCTCACCGTCATCGTCTGTCTCCGCGTACAGGTTGTCGAACACCTGGTTCACATCAAGAGTGTAGTCTAAATCGCTTTTGCTGTAATGAATATGTTGGGATGGACGGAAGTCTGGGGCGCCCTCGCCCGTTTCGAACCAAGCGGGATGCGTGACGCGCACGCGGTTGTTGGGTAGTGCAACGATATTGCCAGTCCACGGGCCAGCATCGAGCAACTCGAGTACGTGGCTTTGCTTGTGTTGGGCCGGGTCGTCCGCGATTTCGTTGTTCGTGTAATCGACGGTGAAAAGATATTTGGCAGGATACATTTCACCATCGATTTTGGCCAGCCACGGACAAGGCGTGCAACGATCTAGCACATAGACCGAATGATCTCGCGACGAGCAATCCCACGGTTGTGCAGCCCACACAGGCATAGGCTCGGGCCACTCCTCAAGCGGTGTATCGCCAACCAGGGCAGTGATTGGCATACGAGCCCACATCGCGCCGCCATGCACGTTTGGCTCATTTTCATCGTCATAGGTCTCTGCACCCGTGAAGATGACTTGAAAGCTCAAACATCGCGTCGGCATCGTGGTCACGGCGATGGCCATCGCATGGATGAACTCGCCGTGATACTTCGCGTGATTGTGTGTGTATTCTCTACGAACCCAACATTTGAAATAGGGTATGTTGCTTTGTAGATACGCCACTCTTATCGGCCATACAACCCGCTATTCTTGTTGGAGGGCTTTCTCATGCCACCTGTCGCGCCGCCTTTGGCATAGCTTTTTGTAGCCATCTTGCCACCTTTCGCCATACCCTTCGCTTTCATCGTGCCGCCTTTGGCCCGACGCAACGGCCCCGGCATGTCGCCTTTTTTCATCCTAGTGAGCATCGCTCTGGTGCCTCTGCTGCTCAGTTGCGGGCCTCTGCCTCCCGAGACTTGTCCCGCACCCGCGGCGCGAGTACCTGGCTTTGCGTTTCTTCTAGGTTTGGGCGCCGCTGGTGGGGGGGTAGGTTTGGCGGGTGCGGGCTTCATACCCTTACCCAAATTCAATTTTTTTATGCCTTTCATCAAGCCGCCGACAGCTTTACCTTTGACCATCATTTTGCCGCCAGCTTTCATGCCTTTTGCTTTCATACCTTTTTTCTTGTGTCCTGCCATTTTCACTTACTCCTATTTTGAGATCGTTTTTTCCGCCCTGCACAGTGGGCTTTCTGTGAAAACCCCCGTGGATTGGAACAGTTGATTTTGCGCTTTCGCGCAGCACTCCATTTTTTACCCACGCGGCACCCTCGTCATTTTTTGCTTGCTGGGCAAAATAGCGCCACAACCGCGCGCCTGTATCATCGTAACAGCACCGCCATCGCGTGCGTAAGTAGGGACGTTTGTAGGCCTGCCACCTACGCCTTGAGGCTTCGCTCGTTTTCTTCTGACCGCACTTTTTCTTTCGGCAGCAGTCATCTGTCGGGCTTCAGAGCGAGGCACACATTTTGGATACTTGCGCTTGGAGCCTTTGGCTTTTGCTCGGCCGCACGCCTGAAACTTGCCATCTTTTTTAGGCGCACCAATATCGACCCAATCGCCGCCCTTACCTTTGCCAAACCACTTTTTGAGGCCGCCTTGGGGTTTAGCCACGGGGTACTCTCGTCATTTTCTGTTTGCCCGGCATAATTGCACCACAACCGCGACTCTGCACCATAACGGTGCCCCCATTTCGCATCCCTTTGGCTTGCTTCGCCATGCTCTTGGCAATAGCCGTGCCGCGTTTTTTTTCATATTTACTGAGTTTGCCATCTTTATCAAGATCGCTTTTCACCGGATCAAGTGTTACCTCGCCGCCGCTGGCGCCCTTATATTTTCCGCCCATTCGCTTGTACTCAGAAACTAAATACCCGCTGGCGTAAGCGCTGGGAAAAACATCAAATTTACGCTTCGCTTTTGCTTTTGCCTTTCGATAAAGGGCGGGGTTCGCTACGTTTTTTGGTACTTCACTGGCCATAATTATCTCCTGAATGCGACGTTGCGATCAATTCGACTGGGTCAATCAATGACCCCGGGTAATCTAGGTGCTTCGACTAACCTGTCATCTGGGACAGGCATAATTCCGACATTACCACTTGGAGGCGGGGGCGGAGTTGCTCTTGGTGTTTTTTCATTCGCAGGTTTACCAAACGCTAACTCAAAATCTATAGGATTTGTTTGAGTATCTAACAAAGTAATGATGCTGCCATCGGGCCGTCTTCCTACCGCGGGATTGGGTCCTCGATCGCCCGGTCCGGCCGGATCATCATTTGATCCTCCCGCGGGTAATGTGACAGTTAGTGGAACGCCCGCCACAACTTCCGTCCCGGCCGGATCATCAAAAACGCCCAGCGCATCAGCTCTACCATCGGACATATTCAAACTTGCTGGAGCGTTGAAGCCGAAAGAGTCTGGCGTTTCGCCAAATGATGGGCCTTGGTAATCCATCAAATTACCTTCGCCTGAACCCACACCAGGCGTCGCAACGGATGCGCCAGGGAGACTTGCGGCGGGCGTCGTTGTAGTTGGCGTCGCCTCTGGCAAGCTTGCCAAGATTTCATCCTTGATTTGCTGACGCAAAGCGTCTGTGTCCACCTCAGCCGGGACCGCCTGTTGAAGGTCTGCTATTTGTTTTTGCAGAGGGCTGACGGCGGCCGAAATCGCTTGCTGTCGTTGTTGTTCAATAGGACTTATTGCCGCCGCCAAATCTTCTTGCGTGAGGCCCGCATCTTGAAGCGCCGCGATGCGCGAAGAGAGCTCTGCGCGCTCACTGGTAGCGGCATCCATAGCTTGCTGAAACTGTGCGGCTTGAGTGCTGACTGATGCGAGCTCAGATTGAATTGTTTCGATAGGCAAAGACGCCAGATTGTCAGCAACACCGCCAATACGATTCTCTAAGCCCTCTATTAATTTTGCCGTATCTGCGCGAATACTATCCGACGCGGCCGCTTGCCCGGATTCTACATCGTCGTATAAGCTTTCAAGCTGTTGGTTTAGGCCGTCAATCTCAGTCTGTGTAGAGTCTGCGGTTGCTTTTTGAGACTCTGTCAGTTGTTCGTAATTTTGATCAATCGCTGAGTTAATGTTCGCTAAGTCATCAGATAGAGAAAAAAGGCGATCTTGCAAATTACTGACAGAAAGCTCTTGTGCTTCACGGACGATTTTATCGCCTTCCTCGATCTGACGCGCTAAAGCTGCACGCTCATCAAGGCCAGCCTGTCGCAAATCTAGCGTCTCAGCGTCGATCCCACGTCGCAACTCATCAATACGACCTTCAAGGGCTTTGGTGACGTCAGACCGCTCTGCGCGCGCGGCGTCTTCAGAGCTTGCCAGCTCTTCACGTAACAAATCACGCAAATTATCAATTTCGCTTTGACGATCTGCGGTGTCCAAGGCGCGTTGCTCTGCAATAAGATCGCTGAATCGGTCTGCTTGAGTTTCTGTCGGCATCGGAGCATCGAGGCGTCGTAAGGAGGGCAAATTGACAGCCTCCCGTGGTCCACGGTCAAACACAGGACGCTGCATGAGGTAATCTTCCAACGCTGAATACGACGTTGTGGGATTGGAATACTCTGCTATCGCCCGCGCTAAATCGCTGTCTTCATCCATTTATCTCACCAATTTTTGCAAGACCAATAGCTTGCAGCAAAGACGTCTTTCTTTTTCTCCACCGCATCGCAATTATGGCGAGCACGAAAGTTTTTGCGCCTTTCTGGGCTTGCCTTTTTGATTTTCATGTTGGGGTCACCGTATCGCACGATTTTTACTTGATCGCCCTTTTTGGCAAGCACGGCAAACTTTTTGTTTTTGCCGGGCGTCCTTTTTTGCTTGTTGTAACCAGGGAAGGACTCGCCACGATAAACGAGTCTTCCCGATTTTGTGCGTTTGACGTCAGACGTATCAGCCATACGATTTGATCAACTCAAGGACGATCATGTAAGTATCCCCGCTTGAGTGGCCTACCGTCGTAAAATCAAGATCGCCCGTGATGCCAGACCCAGCGTTATTAGGAATACCACTGAAATCACTGTAGTCATGATAACCGTTGCTATCCTCACTCAGCCCGATGGCGAGCACGTTGCTTGTTGCGTCGAACTCGATCTTTACTGACATGCCCGTACACTGCCACCAAATCTTATTTATGGTGACTCGGTTGCACGACAACCCAGCCGAGTTTGACGTCAACGCGGATACATCGACTTTTTTGACCGCCGATTCACCCGTGCCATCACTAGCATTAGTAAACTTCAGAACGGCTTTGCGTTCACCATCCTGAATAGTTTGGCTCGTAACTGCATCAGCCATGTGTCACCTCCGTTAGAGTTCAGTGGTGGCTGTTCGCTCTTTCATCGCGCTGATGTAGTCAACGGTCAAAACTTTTGCGGCTGCGGCGCCATTTTGGATGCCAAAGCTGACTGTCAGCTCCTCGTCATCGGGAGCGTTGGTACTGACCACGGTGCCGACTTCAGCGTTGTTTTGGTACACATGGAAAAGCTGATCTTTCGGGTCAAATAGGAAACCAACCGTCATGAAGGTATCGTCAGCCATGACTGTCGGCAAGTTCAGCGTGCTTTGCGTGCCATCTTTTTCAACGATGAATTGTAGCGTCGTCGAGCCATCGGTCAGCAAAAAGAAAATGCCATCTGTTACATCCAGTGGTGACGTGTCAGTGAGCTGCAGTCCCATGACAACGTCAGAGGCATCCGCATCGCTAGTCTTCATACGCGCTGAGAACGCAAGCTGCTTGGTTGACTCAAACTTAAAGCCTTCCTTTACAAGCTGGAGAAAGTCGTTGTCGTTGTCGGCGTCGTCATTTGTAATGACTAATAGACCGCCGTCTCCATCACCCAAAGCTTCTGACGCATTGCCCGATCCACCTTCTGTGGTGGTGATCGTCCAATCTGATGCCAGGTAGGTATCGAAGTCGTTGAAGTAAGTGTGATATTTCTGCGGCGCTGGCATTTTGAGTTTGCCAGAAGTGCCTGACGCAGTGACGTTAGTGACGCCTGAAGTGAAATGAGTAGTCATGAAAGTTCTCCTGTGAAAACCAGTAATCAGCCCATCTGATCACCATCTGACCCTCTCAGTGTATGTGAACCTGTAAAACAAAAAAAGGGGGGTCAAATACTTATGAATAACCTGTAATAAAAGTAGTGTGCAAATAGTTGCACATCGACACGGAGTGAGTTTATACTGTGTGTGTCACAAAGGAGACTTTATATGGAACTCGCATTTGAAATTACGTCACAAGACATAGACCTTATGTTTCACACGTCTTGTGTTATGCCCTGTCTATTGATTGAAGAAAGGATGGACGTTTACAAACCTTTTGTAAACGACGTCGATAGTAAAGCGGATTTGCGCTTATTTTGGATAGAGAGCGAAGCGTATCTTCAGGCTCTGGTCGTCTACAATTTTCACAAAAACCGTGGGGCAGAGGTCGCTCTACTCTGGGATCTTGCCGAAGATTTTGAAGGTTGGGTGGTTGCTATCGTGAAACCCTGATGAAACAGGGGGCTAGAAGCCCCCCAATCGCTCTGTGAGGGCTTTACGCACCTTGCGAACCATAAATGCCCCGCCAGTCGGAGAAGCCGAACGAGTACCTCTCGCGCGCCTTATAGCGTATGTTGCCTGTCGTAAAGTCAGGCTCCATGCTGGTCTCCATCGCAGTACGCTGGAACATCTTCAAGCCTTCACCCGCATCTGTGACGCTGGTCAGGATGAAGAAGGCATCGGGATCAGCCAAGTAGTGGTTGACCGTGTACCCACCTGGCAACACGCCCGTGTTACGGATCGCGTTGATATCGTTGTCAGCCGTTCCTGAACGCAGTGTTGAGTTCAAGATGCGATCGGCAACAAATACCAGTTGAGGCGGTACAACCAATTTGGTTGCTTGGACCGAAATGGTCAGACCCTTGTCGTCAGTAAACGTGCTGATGTCAATCAGCGCATCTTCCAACGAGGTCTCATTTAGGTCGGCCATTGAGGTCGCACGGTTTGCGGCAGTGCCACCACCCGCCAGCGGATGAGCCGTGTTGATCAGCGATACGCCGTCACCACCCGTAAAGCTGGATGAGAACGCATTGTTCAAAACATCCGCACCTTTGACCTCTTTGGTGTTAGCCATAGATCGGGCCAAAGCCTTCACATATCGCTTGCCTAATGAATCGTAGAGATTGTCCTCCACAGCTTCGTCGGTGAGGGCAAATGCTAAAGCCACCGTATCGTGCGTATACCTAGCAGTGAATGACTCACTTGCATTGTCAAACGCAACACCTTGACCTTCCGTTTTGGTCGGCGCACCACCAAATCCAGTGATAAGCACCTCTTCTTCGAATGCACGCTGAGAGTCTTCGATTGCGAATATTTCTTCATATTCGCGGTCGTAACTATCATACGACATGCCGAATAACGAGTTCAGACCGGGTTCCAACTCTTTAGCGAGCTGGGCTCTTGAAATAGCCATTGTTCAGCTCCTTATGCTAAGCCAGCGCCTTTGACGCCGTAGATTGAGTTTTGAATGACCACAAGCACGTTAGTGTTCGCCGATGCAACGTCGTCGTTGTTCGGATCTTGTGAAATGTCAATCGCCTTAATCGGGAGAGTGGTGTTTGTTGCTCCCGTTGTCACATCCAACTCAGCACCTGAAATGCCAGTGAGTGTGCTGCCCGAGCTGGTGTACACGATATCAAAATTGCCGAACAGATCAGCAACTGGGAACGTGTCGTCCGCTTGGACCTCAAAAACAACATTCGGATCATCGATGATGAATGCGATGATGTCGGATGCGTTTGTGCTTGCTGGATAGAAGTTGCTGAACACCTGTTCCCCACTTGTAGGATCGGTGAACTGACAACCGTTGAAAACACCTACAATGGGGACTGTCCCGCCGTCTGCGTGAACTTCGACCGTACCACCTGTAACCTGAGCGACCATGTCGCCTTGAAAGATGGATGTGCCGTAATTTGCCGCAATACGATATCGACTTGTGCCGCCAGTGTAAGGTGCGCCGCCAATCATTCTGACGGGCTTCATGCCAAATGCAGCGTCTTTATTCGCCATTTGAAATTACCTCGCTATCTGCGTCCAAAAGTGACGTTGCTATCTCGCTGAGGATCGTATTTGACGTAACGGCTGTCGCCCCGTGTTTCATTGAACATCGTATTATCCAAGGCATCCGTGGCTTGTTGAGATTTGTCCGCGTAGTACGCACGCCGCTCTTCCACCGTTTCGTTAGGAATCTTCGCAAGAAGCAACCCTTCGTTGTAAACCACGCCTTCATGCCGTCCATTGTCAAGGGTAGGCAAAGATCGCCATTCAGGTGGCAGTTCAGTGCCGCGCACTAACTCCCAGCCCTCACGCAAACGTCGTGACACGTTTGCACGGTCTTCTTGACCTAGCATCGACTCCCGAATCCATCGGTAGGTGTAACCTTCCGGGGGTGTTGGTGTTTCGAGTGAACGAACAGGTTTCCAGGGTTTACGTCGCATCGATTTATCGTGGGACTGCGAATCACGGGATGAACGTGCGCTTGCTTTTGTTTCTGCCATTTAACTTGCCTCTCTTTGTGCGATTTTTTGCTTCTCTTTGGCGACTCGCTGCAACCATGCCTCTTCTGACATATTGTGCGGCTTGAGGCCTCTGAGACGCTCGAGCTCTGACTTCGAAAAGCTTACGCCATTCTTTTTGCCTTGTGTTTTTGACCGACCTCCTGCGGAGGCTGATGCAACTCTTTGCACAGCGGGTTGCGCTTCACTTCTAACGGTCTGACTTCTATTTTGAGAAGTTCTAGTGTGAGGATAAACTGTGCCTACGCGACTGTCCAACTCCTCATAGTATTCATCCGAGCCAACATCGTAACCTTCGTTGGCGAGGTTATAATGAACGTAATACGCAAACTGCGTTGCCTTCATGTCCTCTTCATCATCTTTGTTTGCATACCAAGGGTTACGCTCATGCCAAGCCAAAGCGTCCTCGGTTGGCTGAATCTCTTGTTCTGCGGGCTGTTCTGGTTGTTGATAGACAGGCTGTTCATTGCCCTGGGATATATATTCTTGCTCCTGAGCCGCTGCTTGTTGTCTTGCTTTCGCAACCCGCAGTTTTTCTTTTTGGATGGAGATGTCACTTTGTAATTTTGACGCTTTAGTAATGAGTTCCGCGTCTCCGCTCTCAACGGCTTTGCGATAGACATCATCAATCTGCGCTTCTTTACTTGTGATGGCTTCCTCTTCTTTAGCCAACACCTGGTTCGACTGCTGTTGTGAGTACGTGCGGTATTGTTGCAACTCCGCCTCTTTTTGCAGTGCGATCTGTTCGAGTTGTTGAGCGCGCTGCTCGGCCTCGCGTGCTTTGGCGTTCAGCTTGTTGATGCGCTTCGAGACCGACTTTGTGTACGTTTCTAGCTCATCATCACCGCCTGAGGACGACGGCGACTCAACGGGATCTTCAGTGACCTGAATTTCTAACTGCTCTTCAATAACCTCTTGTTGCTCTGCTGCTTGATTCTCAATCATTTGAAACTCACTATGTCTGCGGGGTGTAGAATTGTGCCGATGACCTCGTCATCATTGATAATACGAACCTCTTCGCCGTCCTCCAATTTGAAGCGCGCGCCAGCATAACGCCCGATCAACACCCACTGGTTTTCAGAGACCCAGGGTGTGTCCCCGAACTTTTCAGTGTCGCCGTAACAAAGCGGCCCCATCTTCAAAACAAGGGCGACGACGGTGGCCAGCGCCTCCCGGTCTACGGTTTCTTTGAGGAGATGAATGCCACCCTCAGTGGTTGCTTTCCCTTTCCACGGCATAACGAGCATCCGCCAGCCTGTGGGTTGCGGTAACCGCTCAAGCGCACTTTTTTCCAACAAATCAGGGTTAAGGACCATCTCGGTGGCGGGAACGTAGGCGGAGGCAATGGTTGATTCTGTCACTTTAGACATCCTTATAATACTCACGGATCGTGTCTTCAACCAAGTTTATAATAACCAGCTCTCCCTGCAAAGATTTATAGTGCTCTATATCTTTGAGCATACCGTCCATCAACACTTCGCGTATCAGCTCTCGACGCTCAGATAAAATCCGTTTAAGGCGGGAGCCTAGATCAATGTCGTCCACTAATCGCGCTCATGAAAGTCGTAACCGCGCGTTGCTGCACCATAGCCGCGCGCTTTGATCACACGATAAGGTCCGCCAACCGTGCGCCGCACAGGGTCAGGCATAGTCGGCGTGGTCTTCATTTTTTTTGTAGGCGTTTCTACTTTTTCAATTCGAGTCATGTCTTTCATGGTTCATCCCTTTTTCCGTGGTGATTTTTTCGGTGCGGCTTTTTTTGCTGTAGCTTTTTTCGCAGGGGCTTTTTTTGCGGGAGCTTTTTTTGGTGTCGGCTCTGACGCGACCTCAGGCTCTACAGCAGGTGGGGCTGCGACTTCTACTACAACCTCGGGCGGTGCAGATACAATAGGTGGTGGTGGTTCATGGCCGTGTATTTTTGCCATTTTTGTAGCAATACGATGCTCACTCATCATCTTTCTGTGTGCCGCGTCAGCGAGGGATTGTTCGACAATCTTCGCCTCAATCTCGCGCACCAACCGCTTCTCTTCTTTGAGCAAAGCTACTTTTTCACGCACCGCGGAATTCGATGCAATAAATTTTCCTGCCATAGTTATCTTCCCCTGTTCTGCATATCAAGCAGTTTGAGCTCTGCTTGTTGTTCCAAACGTCGTAACGCAACGTCTAATTTATCATCTGCGACCTCTTTCTGAGTGTCGATTCGCTGTTTTGATATTTCGCTTTCCAGCAATTTTTCTCTGGCCCGAGCCGCTTGTTTTGCTTCGAATTGCTCGTTGTCTACATCGATAGCTTTTTCGCGCAACTCTAGCTCTTGCTGTCGTATCTGCACTAATGGATCTGTCTCATCACCCTGGCCAATCGACTCAAGCAGCTCCTGTGTCAACTGTGCCAAGATCGGTGCTGAGAATTGCTCTATCTGCATTTGGATCTGACCCATTTGCATCTGCATTTGATCAGGTGGGATTTGCCCCGCTTGCCCAGCTTGTTGTAACTGTTGCATTTGCTGACCCAGCTCTGGTGGTATTTGAGCTTGCGCCATTTGACCTGCCATGAACTGCAAGTGCTGCATCATGTGACCAATAATCATTCCTTGCAACGCAGGATTCTGTTTCACCACGTCGGTCAAAAACAGAGAGCGGTGAGCGTCGATATGGGCTTGATGGTTTTGTTGCTCAAACGCCTGAGCGGGCTGGCCCATCAAAAAGCCGTTGTTTTCAATCCCTGCATCTATCGGTTGAGGCATCGGTGGCGGGGGTGGTGGCTGAATCAAACTATCCACGTCGTCCACACCCAGCGCCGAATACATGCGCCGATACGCTTCGTACATACCCTGAGGGCCGTGTATTTCAGGGTTTGATTGCACCATTTGCAATAACTCTTGCGCCATCGTGATGCGTTGAGACTGGCTGAAAATGTTGGGGTCTGACACAGGAATAACGTCTACCCGACCATCGAAGTCCTGCGCCATGATTTCTTGTGGGCCGTTGCGCGCAACAAATGGGTATGTCTGTGGTAAATATTCTGCAAAGACTTTTGCGAGGAGCTGAAACTCTAGCTTCTGACTGTAGTGCAACCGCTTGTGGATGGCTGACATGACTTTGGTGCCACGCTCAAGCAAAGCGACTGTAGTTCCCACGGGCATGGCTTGATTCATGTCGCCCACGTTCATATCAGCGATGCTGGCAAACCGTTTGCCTGACTCGACCAAAAGCCCGAGCAGACTCATCAATACGTTGCTGGGTTCTTTAATCGGCAGTGGTATCAAGTTTTCTCGTAGTGAGGCGCCCGTTGTATCTATGTCACGGAACTCACCAGGTTGTAGCGGGTTGTCCTCGTCACGAATACGCATGCCCCGAGCTTTGAAACCTGCGGGCAAGTTTGCAAGCGTGCCCGCATCAATAAGTTGTCGGAGTATCGAAGTTGCTGATTTGCTAATTCCGCCGATCATGTGGCTGAGGCCAAGGCCGTAAAAACCGAGCCCCGGCAAAAACTTGTACTGCACAAAATAGTTGATCTTCATTTTGCGCGGGTCTTGCTCAAGATAGTTGCGTCTTATGGACAGCACTTTTTGTGACTGCTCATCGATGGTTACGATGTAAGGTAGCTTGAGACCTGTTGGCTCACCGTCTGCTCCTAAATCCTCGAAGCCGGGAATGTCCAAGATAGTGTGTGTCTCGAAGACAACATAATCTCTGTTTTCTTGATACGAGGGCTCCATGCCCTCAATCTCGTCAATCTCTTCTTCGACCTCACTTCTCATGTAATTGACCGCGCCACCTTTGAGGTCTACGTCGGCGTAGAAGCCGTTGAGCTGTTGCTTCTTAATTTCGTTACGGCTCATGTTCAAGACATGTGTGACGCGCTCTGCTGTAAATAGGTCAGCGGCTTCGTAAGGCACAATCAAGTCTTGCGGCTCGATAAATTTACTCGCCGCTTTATTCATACTGGTGTCGTAATACACTTTTTTGAACGCAGATCCTGCAAGCGGCAGGTAAAACAAGAGCATATCGAGTTCCGGGTCGTACTCCTGCATTACGTTCATAATATAGTAGTTCATGAAGTCTTGAACACGGCCCGCTTGCATTTCGATCTCAGGTGTGCGAACGCCAACCACCTCTGTCTTCACCGGGCCTTTAGCGGGCAAAAGTTCTTTGTATGCTTGAGCTTGAAACTGCGTGACTGACTCCGCCAAGATGGGGTGGATAACCCCGGTTGATCCTTCAAAGGGTTGGCTGCGAGAATCATCGAACTTCATGCCAAGATATTTAAGGCCATCCGTATAGGTTTTTTCCCACTCGCTGCGACTTTCTTTGTCTGATTTGATGGACGATAGGACGTCATCGGCAAGCTTTGACAAGTCCGATGGTGAGATAAATTCAACGAGGTTGGCGTTAAAATCTGTGGCAATAGGCTCGTCAACGGCGTCTATCTCATCATCGATGAGTATGTTTTCTTCTGAGATAAGTATTTCTGCGGCGTTGCGTATTTCATCGGCCCGAGTCATTTCAGGCTCGATTTCCATCGCGCTGCCCATTGGCATTACATCGGGGTCTGTCTCAGTGCCCAAACCTTTTTTTTCAATCGCCATCAGTAATACACCTGTCTATTTGCACGGAGCAGTTGGACCTCTTCAGGGTAATCGTCCTGTAAGGCCAAAAACCCACCTTGGCGAAACCGCATCAAAGCCATAGTAGCACTATCGCAGTAATCGTCATTATCGCCGAACGGAAAGCTTGCCATCTCTTCGATCACCTCATCGGCAAAACTTTCACAAGGCGCCCATACCATGCCGCTTTCGAAGATCGGAGCAACAGAGTTCATTCTGGCGATCTTATCTTGCCCACGCGAAGGTGTATAGCTTGTCACTGGGATACCCATGCGCCTCAGCTCTTGTGTCAAAGGCGTACCACTAGCTTTTGCTTCAATCAGGATACAATCGGGCTCCCAGTATTTATATTCATCGTAAGCCAATCGCTTCAGCTCTGGAAAATCCATTCGCACTCGTTTTGCATCAAGTAAGATAATTGACTCTACGTCGTCATCGGGCGAATGAAAAATCGCCCAAGTCGTGATAGCGGAGTAGTCGGCGGTCTCTTTTTTGCTGAACGCCGTATCGTAGCTCTGTATGACGTAGTCGTACCCTGGTACATAATCAGGCTCCCAACGCCGCCACCACTCGCGTTTGACGATAGACCCCGCCTCAGCGGTGGGATTTTGCATCCACTGAGAGTTCCACTTGCTAACTGGCAGTGAAGCTTTTACTGAAAGCAACTCGTCTTTTTTCCAAAACTCAGGCCATAAGGGTGTATCTGACTCGGGCATGATCGCTGGGAACTCAATGACCTCCCATTGATCTGCATGATCGTCGCCTTGCTTTTTCAGGACTTTGCCGACCAAATCTTTTGTGCTCCATCGCGTCATGACGATGATGATGATGCCACCAGGCTGCAAACGCTGACGTGGTCCTGATGTGTACCACTCATACGCGGACTCCATCGCAGTCGGTGACAATGCGTCTTGCTCCGAGTGGGGATCGTCAATGATTAGCAGGTCAGCACCTCGACCCGTAATTGCACCACCCACACCTGCATAAAAACTTTCACCGTCTTGGTTGGTTGTCCATCGGCCCGCCGATTTGTTATCGGCTTCTAGCTTCAGCTCTGGGAATACTTGCGAGTAATCGTCAGAGTCGATCAAGTTTCTAACCTTACGACCGAATCGCACCGCGAGTTCTGCGGTGTGCGTGGTTTGTATGATCTTCAGATCGCCCTTCAATCCCATCATCCACGCAGGGAAATACGTCGAAGCAAACTCTGATTTGGAGTGTCTGGGGGGCAGACAGACAATCAAACGCTTGAGCTTGCCTTGAGCTATCTTATTAAACTTGTCGCCGATGATTTTGTGGTGGCGCCCCAGGATACACTCAGGCCACATGTGTTTGACAAACTCGATGAAGTCACCTTGGCACTTCTCTTGTTTCTCCATTTGATCGAAACGTGAGAGGAGGGCAAGCGCCTCGTTTTGATCCTGTTCACTGAGGATCTCAAAGTCTTTGAGCGATAGCTCAGACATCCTCCCAAGGCTCTCCCTGGAACAATAAAGCCTCTGCTTCTCGACGGCGAGTTAGACCAGGTAGTACCTCGCCGCCCGCGCGATTCCAGCGTTTGATCTGATGAGGCACATCCTCATAGTCGCCGTCGTTGAGTCTGCGTAACAAAGTGGATTCTTTCAAAGCGCCCGGGCCCAAGTTGTAGGTCCACGCGACTAAGGCATCAAACTCGTTTTGTGACAAGTCAGAAGTCACCAAATCATTGACATAATTCTCAAACTCTTGAAGGTCTTCAGCCAACATGGTTTCAGCGTCTTCCTCTGTGCATGTATCGCCCTCTGACACGCCAGCAGTATGTCCATAACCGAGTGTCCAAACATTCGCAGAGCACTGGTAAGCTTCAAGCTCACACCCTTCAAATTTCTTTATCAGTGCGATTCCTTCGCTGCTCGTCACTCTCATCGTCAGTCCCTGAGTCTATATTTCTATAGTAGTCTATAATATTCAATACTTGACGGATATACCGTTTGACCTCGGCCATGTTGCTTGAAAGGTTTTCATAGCCTTTTGTAGATAGTCCGTAATAGGCATTTGTAGGCGCGTTGCCAGCCTCGAGATCTTCCAAATATTCTTGCATAGTTTCAGGTGTCAAAACCTTCCATTCAACTGGGCTGGTCGTAATTGCGTTTGGTAAAGCGGGGTGATAGATAGGCGCAGGTTCAGTGATCGTAACGATTTCGACGGGTTTTGTCTCAGGAATGTATGGTGTTCGCTCAAAAATACTACAACCACTAATTAGAAGGATCGGTAACAGTCTCCAAATCACGTAAGACCTCCTTGGTTCCCCGGTTGATAATATTTTCAATCAAGCCTGGCTTTCTCAAAGACAGGACGCTCATGTCGTGTTTTGCAAATTTAGACCTAACGCTTTCTACTTCTGCTTGTGCTTGAGCATTTTCGATCTGCAAATCGTTCACACGATCTAATATTTTTTCTAAACGATTTTCGGCAGCGATGAGTTGAGAGTTCAGGTTTGTAATGCTGCTTTCTAACACCAGTTGATTGTCAGCAGATATTCGCAGCTCACTGCGTAGTTGTGATTTTTCGGCCTCAGTTTTATCAGCGTAGAGTTTGAACGCGCCGCCTGTCACGATCAAAGCCACGCTCAATAAACCTGAAACTTGCCACATATCATTTCCCGTTTGATCGATTAGACCACGCCTGGGCGCCGAAGAAGGCCGCCAGTATCCCTGCAACACTCACAAAGTATACACTGGCCATAGCCCCTAAAATCGCGGCCGCTTGAGTCAATCCGAAAAACTCACTCGCCACGACCAGCGAGGGATACAAAAGCATACCCCAAAGCGCAAACCAGCTCATCGCTCTTTGAGCATCAGCCCTCTCATGTCGGAGCCTCAGCTCTTGCAACTCTTTGCTGGTCTCCAGCTCCTCATCTGTAACAATCCCGTCGCCATCAGAGTCATACTCTGCGTAATCACTGTTTTCTTCCAATTTTTTTGCGGCCATAACAAGTCCTCAAATTAGTGTTGCGCGCTGGTTTAAAAAATAAGCCACAACGTCATAAAAAGTACACCGCCGCCCAAAGCGACCACAAGGCTGATAATCAAAGTAGCTTCAATGAACTCTTCGCGCTCTTTTCGTTTTTTTCTAAGCATTTCGAAATGCGCTTTACGGTCGCGTTCTTGTTGCGCTTTCGCTTCTTGGAACTGCTGAAGCAGCTCTGGATCAACCATAGCCAGCAAGTCATGCACGGATTTCCAGTGGCGTTCATACTGACGCTTGAGCATTTGTAGCTTTAATAGCTCATCATTTGATAGCGGCTTGAAGGTAGACTCTCTGCGCTTTGCTTCAAATTCATTCAGACCTTCACCAAAGTCTGAAATCAAGCCCATTACATTTTGTATGCCTTGGCCAGTTTCATTGGCTGTCGCAACCATCTGGTTGATTTGATTCAAAATAGCAGAGGCGGCGACGATCGACTCGATTATCATATGGCCCCCCTGTACTAGTTACAAAAATTGAGGCAATGCGACAGCGATAATCACAGTCACATAAACGCCCCAGATCATCGCCTCTAAACGATCGAATCTTTTTGAGCCGCGCTCAAGCTGATAGTTAATTTGCTGATACCGTAGATCACACTCGCGCGCATGAGTGTGTATTTCTTGCAAAGCTTTTTCGCTGGTATCCATTACGACATCATATTATTTGTCTTTTGCGCGTCCAATATTCAGGGCCAAAAGATCCAAATATCCATACAACTTTTTGATCCAACCATCATCGACGGGCGTCGGCGTGCTCGCCGCTATCAAGCTTGCGACAGTCACAATTGATGTCACCGTAATCAAAGCGTTAGCTAATGTTTCCATCGTTATCTCCCTTCATTTTTAAGCCAAAGCCACTTTGGGCATCGATAGAGTGCGGAGCGCACATAGTAAGTGTGCTTTTTCCCCGTTTCTGACTCCTTGTATATACATACCGTGTGTGGCACGACTCTATACCCTACATAAGCTACAGTGCTCCCTTCGAGTATCAAAATCAAAAGCACCGCTTCCATGCAGCCCTGCCAGGCTACTCAGGTTGATCTTCTTCTACTGGCTCTATCTCTTCACTTTCTGTTTGAGCTTCTGCTTGCGCTTTAATTTTTATCATCAGCGGCCAAGCGCCTGTCTTTGAAGGCAAATCTCCCAAAACTTGGAGGATGGCGTTTATTTCTGCACTTTCGAGATCCAATCGTATCACCACGGTACACCCTCGGCAGACACAGGATTTTTTTGCGTTGCAATATTTGCTGTGAGTGCCGCCTCAGTAGCATCTTTATCAACTTCTGCGTGTACCCAACCTAATACAGTAGATTCTGTTAGGTCGTTGTAAGCGACAAAATCAGAAGCAGAAGCGTCAGGGGTGAAACCACACGTACCGTAAGTAGAAGCGGTAAAAGTATCTTCACCTACAGTTTCAGATTCAGTAACACGCCAGTGTGCAATGGTTACACCGCCGTCTGCCACGTTACGCTCAAGGTTAGCTATAGTCCATGTAGCCATTGTTTAACTCCTTAGCTAAATACTGCGTTGCAGATAGCCTGCACGTTAGATGGTTCAGATGACCAGTCGTCACCTGATTGAATTACATGACGGTGATAGCTTGATGAAATTACTTCTCCGTCTTCGAGTACCTTAGTAGCAGTCCGTACTTGAACAGAGGTTACGTCGTTGCCGTCTTCGTCTTGTCCTGTGACTACTTCTACTTTGTCTGCTGTTACGCTTTTAGTTAATGCCATTGTTTTCTCCTTTAGTCCGTCTCAAGAATCCACTTGAGATAATTAGGCCGCTTCATAAGTAAGCGTAAAGTTTACATCTGATACGCCGTTACTTAATTCGTTTGCACCAATACTATCTGAGCTTGTATTGTCTCTAATGACCATAAATGTCACTGCTGATGCGCTATCAAGAACTTGGCTGTTTACTTGAATTGGACTGGTAAAGCCTGAAAAATCGCAATTAGTTATCCTGACGACTCCGTTGTATCTTTGTAGAGCGTCTAGTGTGCGGGCAGTAAAAGGCAAGCCTGTTATTTTTAAATCACCAGCCGCACCAGTTACATTAAAGTTTGAAACAGTAGCCCATACAGTAACTACATTACCTACTTTTATATAACGGCCTGTTCCTGTTGTAGCGCCTGATGTTGGAGAGGTAGTTGCAAAATCAGCCGCAGGCGTCCACGACCCTTCTTCATAGTCATTCAACAGATTGGCTGAACCTGTGCCGCCTAGGTATGCACCGCCTGACAGGTAGAGGTCTTTCCAGCGTGCAGAACTTTGTCCTAAATCGTGAGCGTTGTCCGCAAGTGAACCGTCTGTGACAGGCATAACGCCGTTGGTAGCAAATACTGCACCTGCTGACGAAGGTGAACCAATGAAAACTTTTGAGCCAGAGAAGCTACCAAGCGTGCCGACCGTGGTGCCGTCTTTCATAACCTTTACAACATCGCCATCCGATGTTAAGCGATTAGCAATAAGAGCCGTTCCACCATCAATAGTTGCAACAGTCTGACCATCATCTCTTGCTTCAAAGCCTGCGGTGCCTGTTGAGGAGGAAGTCTTACCAACCAGCAAGTCGCCACCAGTACTAATTCTTACTTTTTCTGAGGCATCAACCCTAAAGCGTATAGTACTGTTAGCACCTAAGTTATCTTCATCAGCGGCTATTTCTATGTTATCTCCGCCATTGATACCAAAATAATTTCCACGAGGGGCGCTACCCTGTTCAACAATTATTTTTCCATTGCCGCCACCTTGTATATGTACAACCTCATCTGGACTGTCACAGCCAATACCAATACGATCATTGCCAGCGTCTACAAAAAGCATGTGAGTTTTGGTATCAGACTCAACACGGAAATCTAGGTCTTGAGAGTTGTCGTTTAAAACCGTCTCCGTAGAGTTTATTTTTACCCGACTTCTGATTGTCCCAGCCAAGATGGTTTGTATATCTAAAGTGACATCTTCAGAGCCGTCACTAACATCATCTAGTGTCGCTCGGATATGACCAAAAGTAGTTTCCGTCCCCGCGTCGTTGTCTGCTTGAAATCGTATTTGCCCAGCAATATCACCGTCAGCAGGACTTGCACTATCCCTTGTTAAATCTAAGCGAGGACCAACATTTGCATCAGCGTCGGTTGACTTCAAAACTAACTGAGCGGTGTTGCCTGCGGTTGTAATTGTTGCCGCACCACTTACGTCCAAGGCCGTAGAGGGTGATGTGGTGCCGATACCGACATTTCCGCTAGAATCGATATGCATGCGTGTTGTGGGTGTTGTCCCAGTTACAAAGTCAATCTCTGAACCTGTACCATCTCTTGCCTGAATTACAAGGGCGTGACCTGTGTGCGACCCACTACCATCACTTGCATATATAATTGGTCTCCCGTCGTCTGCAACATCTGATATGGTATCTCCAATTCGAATACCGCCTTGTACTTGTAATTTTTGAGTCGGCGCGCTAGTGCCGATGCCGAAATTTCCATCTGACGCTTGCAAAAATAAAGCATGAGTGCTTCCGTCCGACTCAACGCGGAAATCTAAATCATCACTATCATCGTTTATAATTAATTCTGAACTATTAATTCTTATGCGGGTTCGATCTGAACCATTAAGTTTTGCAGTGATATCCATCTGACCATCTTCAGAACCGTCACTGACATCTACAAGTTTTGTTCGAATAAAGGCATAGTCAACTTGCTCACCAGCATCGTTATCTCCTAAAAATCGAATTTGCCCAGCAAAATCACCGTCAGCGGGAGAAGCACTATCTCTAATTAAATCCAAGCGAGGGCCAATGGACGAGTCAGCATCAGTTGATTTTAAGGTCAACTGAGATGAGTTGTCTGCGGTTGTAAAGGTCGCAGTTGTGCCCGTCAACGCGCCACTAACATCCATCGTGCCGTTTACATCAATCGCGGTGGCTGTCAGGTCAATCTCATCGGTAGCGCCTAAAGACAAGACCGTGGCAGACGAGCCTTGAATGAATTGACTCGCATCGTTGAACATGATTTTGTTGGTGCTGTTAAGCGTGAGGCCAGAGCCGTCTGTGTGCGTAAGAGTGGTGTCGCCATCTGCGCCGAATGTGATAACCGCGCTGTCAGATGTAAAGGTCAGATCATCATCAATAAACAAATCAGGCACTGATAGGTCTTGCAGCGCATCGATCATCGCACCGCCTGAGCCAGCGCCGTCTGAATAAATGGCCTTTGTCTGACCATTCGCAATTGTGACTGTGGCCCCTGAGCCTTGCTTAATTATGATGCTTTGAGAGCCGCTCGTTGCATTCTCAATAAACCAAAGCTTTGAGACGGTGTTTGGGCCGATCGTAATCGTGCAGGTCGAGTCGAGAGTGCCTGTGTATTTTAGAAAAATCGCTCGACCCGCATCGGCGCTGCCGTCTGCTATCGTAGTGGTGTGAGTATCGGCGTTTGTGGTAATCGCCTCTGTACCGAACCCAAACGAGTCTGCGATGAGCGACAGGTTGGTATTCGTTGTCGTGCCCCATGTGCCCGAGCCTTCCCCCGTGGCGAGTTCTGTTAATCGTAAATCGTTTGTGTAAACTGCCATGCCTTAACCTCGCTGCTATGCTGCTGATCGCCCAGCATCTAGTTCCTGATAATTGGGCGTTTGACTTGTGCTGACGTTTGAGTAACTCGCTGACTGACTATCATCCACCGTCACAAAGCTGGGTGTTTGACTTGTGCTGATCTCAGCAAAACTCGCGGTCTGGCTATCATCAATCGTAGTGTAGTTTGGCGACTGAGAGGTGTCTATCTCCCCATAAACTAGCGTGTTGCCAATATTCGTGGTGATTCCGTTGCCCGTCACCTGGATCAAAGCCTTAGCGACAGTTTGTATTTCACCGAACGCGGCGGTGGTTTGTTGCCCATCGAGAACAATATTTGCCAAACCCGTTGTGGTGAGAGTTCCGACCCCGGTTGTGACGGCCAAGCCCGCGGGTGACGCAGTCGCTTTTGCTACGGCCGTGACAGAGCCGATTGCGGCGGTTGCACCGACGCCTGTGCTGATTTGTGTGATCGCTTTGGCGACTATTTGAATCGAGCCAGGTGAAGCCGTTGCGACTTGGCCTGTGGGTATAACATTCGCTTTGGCGAGAACGGAAACAGAGCCAACGCCCAGCGTTGCGGCAAGACCAGTGGGCTCTACGGGTAACGGTGTACCCCAGGCCGCCTCACCCCAAGTGCCGCGACCCCAGCCTGTCAGCGTCTCATCTGACATTAGCTACCTTGTGTGGCTTTCAGGTGTTCGACAGCGCGCGTCATAATATCGCGCACTGAATCCGTCATGAAATCAGTAGCGAGAGAATCCTCGAGGATTTTGATCGTTTCAGCGATGTGCTCTTCTGGTGTCATAGGTGGCCCCCTTGGAGCCACCATCATAGACGCTACGCGGCTTTAGGCAAACCTTGAAACTTGCGGTTGAGAATGCGCTGAACTTTCGAATGTGTCAGCGGTGGGATGTCGTGCAAGCTATTGACCTGCGTTGCTATCTTGCGTGGACCCAAGCCACGCTTGTGCAGACGGTAGATGGTTTTCAAGACAGCTTGCTCTTCAGGCACTTCTTCCAAAAGCTTGCGGGTTTTGCTTCCCGTCTTGACCTCTACATGGCGGAATCCGTAGGGTGGTGATCCACCGATCGCATACCCGCGTGACGCCCAGTCCAGTTTACCCGCTGAAAAACGGTCTTTAATCGTCGCATGTTCAATCTCGGCGACGGCAGACAGTACCATCAACATGATCTGATTGGCCATGTGATTCATGTCAAACTTCGCATCTAAACCCTTTGTTTTGACAGCATCGGGGTAAACGATCGGCATTTCACCAAACTGCTCGCAGAAAAACAAAGTGATTCCGATCTCTTGGAGTTGCGGAATAAGCGATAATAAATCAGAACTTGATCGGCTTAATCGATCAAGCCTAGTGCAAATAACGACATCGTGCTCATCAATGACGTCGGTCATTTCACGGCTTGCGGGACGATCTAAAACCGCGTGAGTACCACTGATGCCTTCATCAGCAAAAAACTGCGTGACCTTACGGTTATACTTCTCGCGCACAAACTCGCTGATCTGTTGCATCTGGGTTTCGAGCGAAATGCCCGACTTGACCTGCTCATCCGTGGACACGCGAATGTAACCGTAGATGTTGTTGATTTGCTTATACGGTCCACTCATTTCACACGTCCTTGATGCCTTTCTCGTTGACTGCGGAAGAAATTTCTAACCAGCCATAACTGCTGCCTGTTTCTCCGTTCGGGGAGTACCAGATTTGTAGCTTGTGATCCTCGTTGGCGCACTCACTTACCAAGCACCCCCCAAGATCTGGTTGCCAACCTTGCGTAAAATTTGAGACCTTGAATTTGCTGGATAGCCAAACTGGTTTTTCTCGGTTGACTGCGGATCTCACATCTAACCAGCCATAATCGCTGGCTGTTTCTCCGTTGGGGGAGTACCAGACCTCTAGCTTGTGATCTTCGTTGGCGCACTGAATTAACAAGCACCCCCTAAGACTCGGATGCCAGCCTCGCGTCATTTTTGAGACCTTAAATTTCTGGGATAGCCAAACTGGTTTTTCTGGAATGCTCATTTCACACCACCTTTGTAACCGTAGTCGGTCATCTCTTCATGCAGTCGTTGCCAGTTGATGTCGAGCGGCATGTTGTCGTTTGTGCGATCGGCAAACATCACGACACCATCCTTCACCAGCTCCACGCCATATACCGCCTTTGGCACACCATCGTACACAATATCGATGTTGTGCTTGAGACAAGTGCGACGCACACGATTGTAAAACCGCTTTTTCAATGCTGCTTTATCCATAATTGATGCCTCCCTCTTTTTGCAAAATAGCCAAAACCAAAACCTTTTCTATTTCCTGAAGCTGTCGTTGAAGATCACTACCTTTCACGACTTTGTGCTTCCAGTCGGCTACTTGGTTCAGCAGCACGTCTGCCTGGTCATCCGTCAATTCAATGTACATAACAACCCCCGTTTGATTTCCATAACGCATCAAATCATATTCCGTGTCGATGTACAATATATTTATACAAAAAACATTGAAATATTTTTTTGTGCAAAAGTGTTGACATGGACACGCATACTGTGCCACGTTCGGCTTTGTCTGGAGTTGCCAGGCAAAAAACTAACAGTACGCCCCCGGGCGAAGGAGATACAAAATGGGTAATGTAATAGCACTTGAACCAATTCAAAAAACTTTGATGACGGTTCGGATCGAGGGCACCAGTCCTTTCATTCAGCACAAGTGGGATGAGAAAGCGCTTCAAATGCTGAGGGATAAGCACGCAGGGATTCGCGTTAAGAATCGCGACGTGCGCGACCCCGCACAAGAGTTCCGTAACGCCAGTTACAAGTTGAGTGACGGGCGCTACGGGTTCCCAGCAGGTGGTATCAAAGCTTGTTTAGTCGGTGCGGCTCACAAAGACATTGGGCTGGAAAAGACCTTGCTCAAAAAATCGTTGTTCATTCGGCCTGACGATTTTGAGCTAAACCTTGTCGCGCTGGAAACCGATGACCCTAAGATGCGCGAGGACATTGTGAGGGTTGGTGCGGGATCGACTGACCTGCGCTATCGGCCTGAGTTTATGCAGTGGGCGATGACGCTGAAGTTCGAATATGACTCAAAGGCACTCACGCAATCGGCCATTCTCAATTTGATTGAGCGTGCCGGGTTTGGCATCGGGCTAGGTGAGTGGCGTCCCGAAAAAGGCGGTGAGTATGGTCGCTTCCGACTCGATCGTGAATTTGCCATTCTCGAGGAAGCGGCATGAGTGTGACCACGGTAGCGTGGGCCAAGGGGTCTGTCTTCAAGGCAGACCCCAATCTCGCGTTACAAGAAATACGAGCTGTCGATGAGCAATGGGGTGGTGTCGCGCCCACAGGACAACTGGTCGAACACGCTCGCGACCCCGACTCTGTTCTTCACGACGATTTTGAATGGGATGATTCGATCGCCGCACAGAAACAACGGGTGGCAACTGAGAAACAGATCAAACGATCTTTGGTTTATGTGACCAGTGCTGACGTGCCTGAATCGTTCACGCCTACCAAATTAAGAGTATTTACGAGTGTTTCACTCACTAACGATCTCGGAAAAACCGTGCGCTCTTACGTCTCAACGGTGGAGGCTATGAAAGACCCTGAGTTCAGGGCTCAAATTTTGGCAAACGCACAACGAGAGCTTGAGCAATTTGTAAACAAGTATGACCAACTGACGGAGTTGGCTGGTGTGCTTGACCCAATCAAAACGCACCTCAAAGGCGGTTAGGTTGGGTTAGGCTTGGCTTGGCAGGTCAGGTGAGTTTTGGGATGTTTGGGTTGGGTGCTTCACGATCCGTTTTGTTGTGGTAGGGCAAGGTCGATTTGGATTCGGTAAGGCAGGTATGGTACGACGTGTCTCCGTGTGGTTGCGCGAGGTTGGCTATGGCAGGGCAGGTCTGGTCAGGCGGGTCGGGGTTGCAATCGGCACGGTGGGGTCCGTCACGGTACGGCAAGGCAGGGCAGGTCAGGCGAGGTGTTGCATGGCGTTGTCGGGTGCCTTGCGGCCCGGTTAGGTGTGGCAAGATGGGTTTGGGGAAGGCTCGGCAGGGCTGGTGTGGTGGGGTTGGTTGTCGCGAGTTGCATTGAGGCGTGATTAGGTGCGCTTGGGTATGGCAGGTCAAAGTTGATATGAAGAAACGACTGGAGAGCAAAAATGACGTTACTTAGCACACAGTATTTGCAGTTTACCAATGAGGAGTTGGAGCTGCTCAACACCCTTATGCGGATGAGCTCTGATGACCCGCGTGTGAGGGGTATCGAGAGCACCTGTTTCCGACATGAAGCTTTCAGCCCTGACCAGGAATCCAAGCTGAAGTGTTTGTGGACCTCGATCGAGAAAAAACTCAGTGAGTTTGAGGTAGCGTCTCATGGATAAACTGAAACAAATGCTACGTGATCACGATTGGTATTTTGTGTACAGCGATGATCATCGTGTGTTTGAACGTGGCAAACGTCAGCGAGCAGACATTCATGCGGAAGCAGAGCGACTGGGTCAGCCTGAGCTGGTGAAAACTGCCTTCGAAAAATTTGAGGCGGGCAAGCTTCAGTCTTGGTTGGAGGAGCTATGAATTTAGATTGGCTGAATTGCTTCTATCACTGGCCGCGCAGCCTCTTGTCGCACCCTTTGCATTTCTTCTGTGTCTCTAGGGTCCAAACCCAATATACCCAACGCACCTTCCGTAACTGCTTCTGCCGCTGGATCAATCACTTCTTGAAAAAGTAATTGCAGAGCATCGCGACTAGGCGGCAACGTCATACCTGATCTTGTGCGACCTCTTTCACCTTCACTCATCAAATATTCGCCCAAGTCACCTAGTCCGCTTTTCACGGCTTCTTTGTAACGTAGGCCTGTAGGAGAGGTCGTCTCAAAGTCTACTAAACGCATGGCACGACGCTTTGCCGCCTCTGCCTCTTGTGGGGTTGCGCCTGACTCAAATGCTAACTCTGCGCCACTCATACCAACAAAAGGCTCAATCAGTAAATCTGATAGTCCCTCATACGCGACCTCACCCGCACCACGTAGAGCACCTAAAATACCTGCACTTTCTCGCACCTCGGGATCTGGAAAGGTGCGCTGCAATTCTTGAGATTGACGCTTTTGTTCTTGAGCCTCCGCCTCTTCAGAAGGCGTGAGAGATAGAGCAAGTATTCCTGCGGGGGGGATGGTATACATACCGCGTCGAGACTTTGCTTTATCGTCTATAGTTTTACCGTCTTTGGTTTTTTCATTCAAAAGATACACACGGCTCGTATAATCACCAGCCTCGTCGCTCCCTGGCTCCCCCGAAACAGTGATTGTTTTGTCTTTAGGTTTCTTTAACGTGCTCTCAACGGGGCTAAAAGCTTTACTGATAGCAAAAGGTATCGTTTGATTGTAGGCATCAATCAACCCCGGTCTTTTCCATCGTTTTTCATGCACTTCCCCTGGGGCAAAAGCGACGCCGTCATAGCCTTCCCTAGCCGCTCTTGAAAAAATATATTTGACACCCAAGGTG